GGCTGGAAACACTTAAAAGCTAAAATCCGAAAGGCTGCCAGGCTGGAAACACTTAGAACATAAAATCTGAAAGCGTAAGAACTAAAAACACTGAGAGGCTAAAATCCGAAAGCGTAAGAACTAAAAACACTGAGAGGCTAAAATCCGAAACAATGAGGATCGCCTCGCTTTTTAGGTTCTTCGTGTGCCTTTTTTCAAAAACACCTCTGAGGCGTAACGTGACGAAAATTTTAAAAATTATGTCACATTTTACCGAATGCTAGAAGCCAAACATTTTCAAATTGTTCATTTTTTGAACGTTTTCGCTTTTTAGATAACGCTTACATGGTCTCGTTGCGACACATACGGCACAAAAAAGGCACGCGATGGGAAGCCGTTTAGTCAACACTTACAGTAAAAAAGTGAAAGGCAGAAGATAGCGAAGATATAGGGATAATAGCCTAAAAAGCCTATATATATTAATTATTTAATTATTTAATATATATATAGGACATCTCGCCATTTTTGTCATTTTTCGCTTTTTGCCTTTTGTGTGTGCCTTTTTGCTATTTTTCGAGGGGTGTTTTTTAATTTTTTGGAAATTTTTCCGATTTTCGCAGTTTTGGGCGGTTTGTGATGTGCCCGCATTTACCCTGTCACTTTTGGGATTTGTCGATCCCCCCTCGGATCGGTAAAAAACAGTGGTCAAACAGCCCCACAAAAAGGTCAAAAAGCAAAATTTACTCGTAAGTAGTTGATTTCATTGAAATTATTTTTCACTTTTTGGCTTCTTTTAGTGCCTTTTTAGGGTTTTTTGAACAGCCCCACAGAGAGGATAAAAAGCGTGGTGGATTCGGTGTTTAGACGTTACATTTTCGCAAGTTTTCCGGCGATCTAAATCTGTATAAATTTTAGTCGATCAGTTAAAAATATTGTAATTATTTAGTTTTTAAGTGTTGACAACATAAACCGATCCGCTATAATAGACCACGTAAAGCGACCGCATGGTGCGGTGGCAGTTAGTATATAGGAGATCTAGCGATGTTCAAATTTTTAAGATTAAAAGGCGCAGTATTGGAGCTGCGGCACCGTGTAACGGGTAGCCTCGTTCATGTTTTGGATCTAGGTGATAAATACCGCCTAATGGCAGGCGATAAAAAAGCCAACTTTGCAAAATCCGCTACGCTTTTAGAAGTGTTATCGGTCGCCGACCACATGGCGGAAGCTGAAAAATAATTTAACTTTTTTTTTTACTAATAAGTGTTGACAATTTAAAAGCAAAAAGCGATAATGTTAACACTTGATAAGCACTAATCAAATCTAACTAACAGAGGGATCGAAGCGATGAAAAGCACTTACGACAAAATTTACATTATAGCAGTTATAACGGATCTAAATGGCAAACCTTGCACTGAATCGGGAACGGGTGGGATTTTCCCCGTTGATAATCGCCTTTCATATGCGAATAAAGTGTTAGCCGGAGAGAAAATTATTTCAGCTTACAAAAAGAACAAACCGCACGTTCAAGGCTTTATTTTAAGCACTCTTAGAAATAAGCCCGATTATGTGAATAGTTTTTATCGTGTTTAATAAGCAATCTATCGCCATAAGGAAAAATAAAATGAATTTGGAAAACGTATTTGTAAGACTAAAAAACGATGTAAACGGCAATCCACGTTATTACGTGGGCGCCTACGACCTGGCCGCCTTGGTTGGTGTTCGTGCCGACCAGTTGCCACGATTTGCAGGAAAAACCGGCTTTAATAAATACCGTGGTAAACGTTACGGCGGTGGATATGTAGTATCAAGCTACAATCTCGACCAGTCGGTAAGCTATTTGTGCTCGCAAGTAGACTTCGTTAGATCTAAAGAATAGGCAGATTAAAGGGATCTAATACGCTACGGCTAGATCCCTTTTGTAAGTTTATTCATGACAAATTAAGATAAGGAACTTAAAAAATGAAAACAGAACTTTTTAGAACGCTAAAACGTGAAGAAGACGGGCGCAGAATCAAAATTTTAACACGTTGCAACCGTGAGCAGGTCTATCGCTACACGGTGCAGGTGGTGGAGCTTTATAAATATAATGGCTTGCCGGTGGATAACTTTATCAAGTCTTTCCGCACGCTAGAAGAAGCGGAAGCCTATTTTGAGGTATGCTTCGCCGATTTAACAACAGGCGCCCGCCTCGAAAAAGCCGAGGCAATTTTGCGCAGAATTAAGAGTAAGATCTACGCTTTCGAAAATTCCTGTGATGATTTTGCGCCTCGTAGTTGGAGAAAAGCAGAGCGCAAAGTGCGCCGATGGTTAGATCGCCACATTCCTAAAAAAGTGGTGGAGCGTCGGGACTGGATGGACTGCTATTTATAAAGAGGGCAGAAAAATGAATGAGAAATCTTACGAGATTAATGTTGACGTTGTGGATCTTGCGTATCCACTACAAATTGAGCGAGAAATACGCCTCCGCAGCCGATTAGTAGCGGTTTGCGGTAAGAAGGCGATGCACATGGTGTTCACGATTGAAGGGCGTAAGAATGGGCGATTTGGGTCGGCTTGTGAATTTATCGACCTGCCGGAAGGTGCGTTACTGCCCGATGGTGAGCCTGTGTATCGCAAGATGTTGGATGCCTTTTGCAAACTGTGGGATCGTGAACGTGAAGATAAGAACACAGAATTTCTTAGCTTTCGTATTTCATTGATGGATTATGACGTAGTCGATCCTTATAAAGACGTGTTCACAATTAAAGCGAAAGAGGAATATGAAACGCCTGCTGATAAGTTAGAGAATTATAAAGGCGAAAAGGAAGTGAAGCGTAAATTTTTTAACACTTTCGGGGAGGCTGGTTTGTATGAAAGTTATTTACGTGCTGAAAAGGGTGTAACAATCCATAAGATTAGCAATGCGAATCCAGGTGGCTTTATTTTGGAATGGGTGGAGGTATAGGGCATGGATAGAATCTATATTATGGCGGTGATTAAAGACTTGAAGGGCAAGCCTTGCACTGAACTAGGAACAGGAGGGATTTTTTGGGTAGATAATCGATTATCCCGTGCGAATATGGTGTTACGCGGTGAAGAAATTATCGCTAAATACAAAAAACAACGGCATCACGTGATCGGCTTTGTGTTGAGTTACTATCGGAATAAGCCGGATTATGTAGAGAGTTTTTATGCGGTAAATTAAAAGTTGAAGGGGAAAAAGGAATGCAAGAGGTATTAGTTGCCGTGAGTAAACACGGGCTATCGGTTGAGGAATTGACGGGCATCCGTGCGCTAAATGGTAAAGTTTATGATTGCATTGAGCAATTTTATGAGGGCATCGATGAAGCACTAAGTGCGCCAGGTGCAACCGTGAAAGTTATTTTTGGGAATGCGACAGACTGGGCGAAGTTTTTAGGGAATGAGCCATTTAATAGTGAATATTACATTTATTTTACGATCAAAGTGAAATATCTAGCAGGTAAGGAGTAAGAAAAATGATTACATTAAAAGAAGAAAGCCTAATCGTAGGTGGCGTTGACCGCAAAATTGATAAAATCGCCGAGAAAGTGTTCGAGCTATTAAATGAACGATTAAGCGAAGCTGTGGGGCAGTACGGGTGCGATTTGCATAACTACTTGTTCAACGAGGAACAAGCCTTTATCTACCACCACACGGCTGAAGATGCTTGCGAACGGGTAGGCGTGTTTAGTGCGATTCGCCTAGTTAAAAAGTATGAAGAAGATCAGTTTGGTGAATCTAATACTAAGATCGAACCGTGCGATGTCGCTAATATGCTGGTGTATATCTATGGGGAATATTTGTTACAGGCAAGCGACGCTGTGGATGAGAAGCAGTGGGATCGTGAGATGACGGCAAAAGATGGTACACGGCTGGTTGTGTTACCGGAATGGTGTGGCGCACCTGCGAAAGACGTAATGCGCCAAGTATATATTGATATTGAAGAAATTATCCGTGCGATTCGGATAGAAAACGTGGAGATCTAAAAAATGAGTAATTCAATAGTGCTAAAAGGCGAAGAAGCCTACAAAAGAATGGCGGAAATAATTTTCGACGCGTGTTCGTTACTGGTAAATATTAAGCTGACCGAAGTAGTAGCGATGGCTTCGTTTAAAGCCGGGATACAAACTCAAGACAACTCACAGAAACCTGGTATTTTTACGATGCACGATGGCGTGTCGCTAGGGGACAGTAGCATGGTATTTCGACGGATGATGGGAGAGGAGTTAGGCCCTATTGTAAAGAAATATGTTAGCGTTGAGAAAATGTGTCCATTCCAAGTCATTAAAGAATTTGCTCAATTAGTTGACGGCATCACATTCGAATTTATCTAGGGTGGCGATATGGCTAAGAGTAAGAACCGGCGGAAAGACGGGAAGGTCGTTAAGGTCGATCATAAGCAACGTTATAGACGGATGCTGGCGACTGAAATCAAAGACTTGATGGTATGTAATATCGTCGATAGACGTGAGGTAGTTGACGGGGAACTACGAACCTCTATGACTCCACGCACACTGGTGTATAACCGCAGACTAAAAAAGGTTGTACCAATCACAAAGACGCAGGAGGAAGGCCTTAGAGCTGAGCGTTGGAAGTGGAACATTCAGACCGGGGTGGTGTGTCGCAAGCAAGACGGCACCGTATATCTTGATCGTGAAATGAACACGCAGACTATCTCAGAAGTATTGCTGACGGAAATGAACGACCATGTAACGAATATGCTGGTCGATGCGTGGACGCAGGCTAACTCTTTACACGCGCTTACGATGTTTTGGGTAGCCTGCCCGTATGAAATCGAAGACATTCCACAAGAAGCCGTGTTAGCACCGATGTGGGCCTTTAATGTAACGGGAAATATGTTGACCCAGTATGAGCAGGAAACGCCTAATTTAGACGTTATCCACTTCCGCACTGACTATCTTAGTGAATATGTGGAGTGGTTTAATAATCAACCTAAATTCGCTAAACGTGTGAAAGAGTTGCGTAATGTGCGGTACTGGTTTGCAGCAGGTGAAGGCAAAATGAAGAAGGGTGAGCTCTCCGAATACCGCCAACGTCTAATTGAGAAGACCGCCATTGAAGATCCAAGTTTTGGGTATGAGAAATTCAATCCGTTCGCTACGGTGCAAGGCTTTATTAATTGGGGTGAACACGTAGGGCGCATGGACGGGGTAAAAAGCGGAAGACTACTGAGCTACTTTGAAGAAGTCCCACCATGTTTAAAAGTCTATGTGACCCTTGAGTATGACAACGGCGAAGTGAACAAAATCTTGTTTTACAACGAGGAGGGAATGAAACGTGCAGAGACAATCTATGATTAGAGACGGTCAACCGGCATACAAGGTCGTAGTTGAAGGCGGTGTTGAGAAGGTTGTTTACGTGGAGAAGTTTTGAACGTGGGCTGAGATGTATGCGATGCCGTTTAAAGAGCCGGTAACACTTGGTGTGTTTGCTACCAAGGAAGAGGCGGAGGCTCACTGCGGGACGACCAAGAGTTTGCTAAATTGAAGTTATAATCGTTGCAAACTAAAAAGTAAAAAGTTATACTTGCACTATGTTATTATTTAACGGTGTTAGTATGGAATCAAAATTTATGTTACAGCTCCCAAAGAGTCTGAGAGCTGACATTAAAAGAGAAGCACGACGACAAGGTATAACGATGAATGACTATATCGTAACCGTGCTTACTCAATTTGTTGATATACAGAGAGGACAACGTGAGCGAAAGAAAGATTAAGAAACTTTCCGAGCGAGTTAAAACCAAGTTAGTGCAAGAAGGTGATTGCTTGATTTGGAAAGGTGCGATGGTGGGTCAATCACCAGTCATTGGGGTGCGACAAGAAGACGGTAAATACCGAAACTTAAATATCCGTGCCTTTCGTGGAACGAAAATCTATGAAGGTACAACATTAACCACCATCTTTAAAACCTCATGTGGTAATCCACGTTGTGTGGCGAAAGAACATATTATCTTAGGTTCACCTTTAGCAGGGCGTACTTTCTTCCGTGCCGGCGCGAAGAAAAACATCATGGAGGTAAATAAAAAAATCTTCGACCTAGCCGTAACGGTGGCAGCCGAAGACATGGCGGATGAAGTGGGTCTCGCGCCGACGGCTATTCGTAAAATCTTAGCAGAGAACACGGCGATGTATCCGTACTTTACTATCCGCTTGGCTGAGCATTGTAACCTTGAAGACGTAGCGGAGTTTAATGGTACACAGAATGCAGCGCGCGAATACTTCAATATCTCGCAGTTCGCTTGGCGTTTTGTTAAGGGCAATAAAATGCAAACTGTCCTCGATGAAGAAATGTACATCAAGTTGTTGGATGAATGCGAAGTACGTGGCCCACACCTTGTTTGGGTAGGTGATACAGCTGGTGGTACACCGGTGAGCGGTGCGTTGGGAAGTAAACGACGTGATGCGTTTAAACTGTTAGTGGCCGCTGTTCATGGTGGGTCTAAATCACACTTAGTTGAAGGCTGTAGTTGTGGATTCGAAGGGTGCATTAATCCATTCCATGTAGGAGTAAAAGCATGAACTTTTTGAATAAATTAAATCCATTTTACTGGAAAAAAGTGGCGGATAAGTGCAATGCACTTACGACGGATCTAGTGAATAAGAATACACACCTAACCGCGTCTAATGTTGCGCTAAAAGAAGAATGCAGAGCCTTACGTCAAAAGGTAGAAGCTTTCAATGTAGATTTAGCCAATCGCCTTAGCGTTGAGGATTCTGAGTTAGCGAAGCGCATCGCAACCGGGGAGGTGAGTGCCTTTGAAGCTAAACTACTTTTAGACTTACGCCTGTTACGTGATGAAACCGATAACGCCAATGAATATGCGCGGTACGCACAGGAAATGTTGACGGCGGAGCAACAAAAAGTCGCAGAACTACAAGCCACCGTTGATCGACTACGTAAACAGAACGATAAATATTTTGAAATTTTTGCTGGCGTAGGAAAAGATGAAGGCATCCTCCTTACAGCGTCGCACCGTGGGAAGACGATTGTGTTAGATTCACCGGATGTAGAGGAGAAGTAGAGATGGTTGTTGACTCATTTAAAGTTGAATTACTTCAAGTTAAGGAACTTAAGGAATTAAAGAGAGAGGCTTCAACTGAAACGGTAGTAAAGTACATCCGTAGTGCGATAGGTGAGAGCTTTATGAAAGATACGTCGATCTTCATAGAGGATGGTGTTTTTACTAAGGCTGGATGCACCGATCGATCTCTCGTATATAAAGAGCTGAAAGAGAAAGGTTATAACTTCACAGAGATTGCGCCAGCACGAGGAGAGCAAGGCGGAATCGTGGTAAGTGGGTGGTAACGTGGAACGTACATTGATTACCCTAGACTTTGAGACCTACTACTCAAAGAAAGAAAAGTACTTCTTAAAAAATAAGAACTCCGGCCTTACTATCGAACAATATATCCGTAACCCAAAGTTTGAGCCTATCGGGTTGTCGGTAAAAGTAGGCAACAGACCGGCAGAATGGTTATGCCCCCATGAGATCGAGGATTGGGTAAAACACGTTGAAGTCGCTTACGGTTGGGATAATGTACGTGCCATCGCACACAACGGGCGATTCGATATGGCGATCCTAGGTTGGGTTTACAACGTTTACCCCGGCCAGATAGCTGATACAATGCTAATGAGCCGTGCGCTTCAGTTGTGGGATAGCCACTCATTGGATAACGTTACCCAACATCTAAAAGACCGTTACGGATGGGGTATCGTGCGTGACGCAGACGGCAACACAACATGGGGCAAACTGAGCGCAGAAGACTTACTCGTCTCGCTAAGCAAAGGTACAGAAGTAGTCGACGCAGACGGTAAACACTTAATGGACTTTACCGATGAAGAATACGATCGCTATGCCACCTACGGTAAGACCGACGTGGACTTAACATGGTCGGAGTATAACTGGTTCATGAAATTTGCTGCGTTCCCTGAGTTGGAGATCGACGTCATGACTGCGACGATTGAAACCTTTACTTACCCTGTGGTTGAGCTTCACTTGCCGGTGCTAAATGAAGTTAAACGTGTCGTAAACGGTAAGCGCGACGCACTCTTAGCAAAAGTGGGAGCAACGCTTACAGACTTACGCTCCGATGATAAGTTTGCTGAACTCCTACGTGGGTTAGGCGTTGAGCCACCAACGAAAGTCAATGCAAAAGGGCGGACGAAGTATGCGTTTGCTAAGAAAGACTTAGATTTCTTACGCTTGCTTGAACACGAAGATCCAAACGTGGTTGAACTTGTGGAAGCCCGTTTAGGGAATAAGTCTTCGCAAGCCGTAACACGTGTAGAACGATTTATTGACCTCGCTTCTCGTGGCCCAATGCCTATGCCGTTAGAGTATTACGCAGCACACACGGGCCGATGGGGCGGGGCGGACGCAGTTAATGTCCAGAACATGAACCGTAACCAGCTCGTCGACCAGTCTACACCGGCAGGGACGAAAGTTTTCTACAAAGACACAGCGGATGCCGTCGTGGCGGTGTTACCTGATAACAAAGTTCACCTTGCACGTGCCGGTGTTGTGGAAAACGACGAAGAAGAACTCCACATCATGGGCCTTCGCGATGCAATCAAAGCGCCGAAAGGTAAAAAACTTGTGGTGCTGGACTGGAGCCAAATTGAGTTGCGGTATAACAGTTGGATTTGGGGCGAGGATTGGATCTTAGACACGTTAGTAAGCGGTAAAGACGTTTATAAAGTAACGGCAGCGATGACCTACGGCATCGAGTACGGGGAAGTTAATAAGTCTCAACGGTTCGTTGGTAAATCGCAACAATTAGGTCTAGGTTATGGTGCCGGTAAGAACGGGCTTATCGTTGTAATGGGTAAACGTTCAGAAGAATTTACCGAGCAACAGCTACAGTCCTTTGTGAACTCTTATCGCCAGTCAGCTCCGAATATCAAACGCGGTTGGGACAAGTGCAAAACGATGTTAAATGCGATGGTACAAGGCATCAACATCGAGCTAGGTGATAAGCATGGTCTTTATTACTCGTTAGGGAATAAGATTATGCGTCCTAATGGAATGGGGTTGACTTATCGTGAGGTACATCACCGGCCAGGCGAAATGGGTAATGAGTTATGGTTCTGGGGTAAGAACAAACAGACCAAGAAACATGATTGGGAAAAGACGTTCGGCGGAAAAATTACGGAAAACCTCTGCCAGGCCTCTTGTAGAGACATCGCAGCCGAGAAAGTGGTTAATCTCCGCTATAAGTTCTTCGAGAAAGGTTGGACACGTGACGACGCTCACATTGTGATGACGGTTCACGATGAAATTATTGTGTGCTGTAAAGACGAACTGGCAGAAGAAGTGTTCGACGTTATGCAGGATGTGATGACGAAGTCTACCGGTTGGTACGCGTCGCTTCCGTTAGCGGTAGATGGTTCAATCGCGCAGCGCTACGGGTGTGCCAAATGATTGTGTGGGCATTATTTGACAGCGGAAACGGTTGCTATACACAAGCGTTCAAGCAGTGGGTAGCAAGCAAGCAAGCAAGCAAGCAAGCAAGCGATCATCGTATATTTCCTATCGGAATCGACGTAAATGGACGTAAGGGTGATTTTATTGAGCTTAACTTAGCAAATTATAGCGACCTGTTTGGCGATATAACGATGTTCGAAACATTAGATCAGTTACCTGAGCCTGATTTAATCATCGCAAGCCCACCATGTGAAAGTTGGTCTGTTGCGAGTTCGATGTTTAATGGTAATGCTAGTTGGAAGAAAGGCACTTGCTACGCACTAGGTGAAACGTCGTTTATTCCACGGGGCCGCCGTGAATATAAGATGAAGTCAGCGAGTGGTAGAGAGGTGCAATTCAAGTTTAAGCGTAGTTTTTTGCAACGCATAAATGGAGAGCTGACAGCGTTTAATACGATAAGAATTATAGCTAGATACAAACCAAAGGTATTTGTTATAGAAAATCCGAAGCTAAGTCGTATATGGAAATATATCGACGAAGTATTAGGTGTAAAAATACCTTATCGCAATGATACGTATTATTCAGCGTATGGGTTCGATATACATAAGCCAACTAGCTTTCACAGCAATATAGACTTGGGGCTTATAGACGAAAAGAGGGGAGTAGCTAAAAAGTGGAATGATATAAGTAGAGATTACAATATTAGATCAAATATACCACTCCCCCTAATAAAACACATCTATGACGTTGTAGAGGAACGGTTACGAGATGATTAAGCTCTTATATGAGAGAACAACGCTCGATGGGAAGCCTAGTCTTGTACTAGACATTCGTAAAGCGTTAGGTATTAGAAAGGACGTCGTGTTAGAGGAAGAAGAAGCGTTAAACCACTTCCGCCGGTTTATTTTAAAGATTCATGTACCGTATTCTTTTAATAAAGCGTCCTTTTTCCAACAGAAATTAATGGCAAGTTCTTTGCCTATAACAAAGGTATGGATATTAAGATGATTAAAATTCAATTTTCACTCCTCGCTGATGTCGTCAACGATACCTTATTACTGGAGCAGATCGTTAAGAAATTAAATCTCCACGGTCTTGGTAGTAAAGTTACTTTAGCAAAGAGCTACGAATGGCCTAGCCACAGTCGTGAGCTACGTGTGGACATAAGACCTTACGCCGGACAAGAGCGCGACATGGCGAAGAAGTTACGCCAGTTGGAACAAAACGGTAAATCAATGGTTAATGCGGTGATGATAATCGCAGAATTAGATAAATAGGAGCAACTATGATTGAGAATAATGTCGTTATTCGTTTTACTTCTTCACTTAATGCACGTGAATTATTAGACCTAGTTTTCGAAACCCATAAGGCAATGGGCTTAAGTTTATTGAATCGAGAGGTCGTAGGGTTAAAGACTTCTCCGCAACCTAATGAATATAGTTTGGTTATTAACTTAGTGTTAACCACCCGTCAAGAAAAAGTCCTTAGAAGCCTATTTAAACGACGTGAATATAAAATCACGTGGAGCGACTTTGATAACATGGAGAGCTAAGATATGGCCGCGAAGATTAAATTTACAAGTACCGCGCCTGATACTGCGCTACGTAGCCTAGAACGTACGATCATGGCGATGTTAGGGTACAGCGAACGTAACGAGGGGCTAGTTAAGGTTGAGAAACTGGATATGGTGCATGATTATATCCTTGTACTAGACTTTCCGTTGACTAAGCAAGCAGAGGAGGCTATTTACTTGGTGATGCGGTGTCCTGAGTTTGAAGTTCAATGGAATGAGTTAAATGAGGAATATAGAGGATGGTAGAAATCACCTACAAACGTCGGACGGAAGACCATTATAAACTCGATTTTAAATTTTGGCGTGTTTTTGATACTGACAAAGTTGTTACATTCGAGAACTTAGACACTGGCAGATATGCGGATGGAGTGCTACTTGAATTGGTAGATGGAAATGAGCTACGGGCCGTAACACAAACATTGTTTTCGCAGATGAAAGCGATAAAAGTTGCGGTTGAACCACCGGCGATTAGCGTTATTGTTAAGTTACTAGATAACAAACTTGATTCTGTTTTTGCACCGGCTGATTTTTTAAACGCGCTCTGTGAAGCGATGGACTTCGACGGTACAGACCAAGTTAATTATCCAACGTGGGTAGGGGAGCGAGGAAGTAACCTATGTGCGTTTATGATCGAAAAAGGTCATCAGCCTATCGACGTTTTACTGAATAATGCAGCGAAATGCTTCGAGGGGTTAGATGCCACGTTATGCGCCGTGTCTTCGCCGGAGGGGATTGTGATCTACGACGTAGAATCGATCCGCGCACTAGACCCACAGTTACCACCAACGAATTAAAGGAGCGTAGGAAATGGAAGCACTGTTTGCCGTAGGTATTATCGTAGGCGTGGCCCTTATAGTTAAGAGTATTAAAGTCGCCAGCGTAGCGATGATCATACTTGGATCTGTCTGTATGACAGCGAATTTGGGAAATTTACTTATGCGTAAGGATTAAGAATGACAAAACAACGAAGTGTTATGAACTCCATTCGTGGCAGTAAGACAGCACCGGAAGACAAAGACTTTTGGGCCACACCGAATGAGATTTATAACGGGGCATTAAAGTATTTCGTACAAAAGGGGTTACTCGACCCACAATCTGTTTATGTTGGCGATGTATGCGCTAGTAAGCATAACACTAAGCATGAACGGTTCTTCACTGAGGAACAAGACGCGCTACAGCAAGACTGGATTAAGTTCGTTAGTGCTGTACGGTGTAACGGGGTGTTATGGTGCAACCCACCATATAGCAGAGGACAGAAGAAACACTTTATCGCAAAAAGCATCCATTTCGCTGAAAATATTAAGTTCGATGGGGCTGGGGTAATCATGCTACTACCGGCTGACACATCGGCAGCGTGGTTTAGTACGTGTGTTAAGCACGCCAAAGCGATTGCGTTTATCTGTAATGGGCGTATCAGTTTTATCAACAACAGTACCGGAGAACGGACAGACGGTAACAATACCGGTAGCGTACTGGTGCTGTTCGCTAAACGCGATGACGATCAAAAAGTAGCGCGTACTTTATACGTAACGCGTAGTAAATTAGAAGAACTTGGTAAGGAGTAGCAAATGGCTAAGTTTCTCGAATTCAAAAACTATGCGACGAAAAGCGCAGTTTTAATAAATAAAAGCGCTATTATATCAGTAAGCCCTCACCATAACCTTCCTGCGTCAGTGTTAAGGCTACGTTATAACAAAGAATTCAACATCGCGGAAAGTGTAGAAGAAGTTATTGCAAAGATGAAAGGAGAGGATAATGAATAAGTTTATTCAACTAAAAGAGCATTTGGCTGACAACGTGTATGTCATCAATCCAAATAATATCATCGTATTTAACGAAGACTTACGTTGGGGAGGAACATTAATACGGATGCAAGATAGCGTACAGCTACACGTAAGAGAAAGCGTAGAAGAAATTATTGCAAAAATAAACGGAGTAAACGATGACTAAATACGTCAAAAAACCAGTAAAAGTAAACGCATGGCAACTCACAACCGAAAACGTCGAAGCCGGTATGCCGGACTGGCTAGACTTAAACAAGGTTCATATCTTCAATGGTGGCGCACCTTTCGCTGAAATCGACACTCTAGAGGGTTTAATGACAGCGGCTTATGGTGATTACATCATCCAAGGTGTTAAGGGTGAATTTTACCCTTGTAAACCAGATATTTTCTTGGCGACGTATGAGAAGGCACCTGCGTTATTAAAGAACGGAGATGAGGATTACTCTAAGTTGGACGACATCACCATTGCTACTAAATTAAACGCAGCGCGAAGTGCTTATGAACGGTTGAGTAACATAACGTATAAACGTACGATTGAAAAGCAAGTAGAAGGTAAAGGCGTTGTGTTCGGCAAGAGCGTAATCACGATCGAAGGGATGAAAGGCGAATACTTAGTCGCGAATATGGCGACGCAACTATCTCGCGCTTCGTATGTTCCGTTCCCGATGCTTGCTCTCCATCGCATTAAAGTGAATGGCGAGGTGAGTAAGTCGTTACAATACACCAATCAAACCCATCCGGTCATCACCGTGGTAGGCGAATATACTGAAGGTACAAAAGGAGGCGTTGTATATGACTAAGCGCGAACGCCAAGTGGCGAAGATGATTACTTTCGGTATGATCGCGTTAGCTGTACTAGCTGCGTGTACAGACGCGCAACGTGATCGTATTTTACGGTTTAATAACGAGACCGATATTATGTGTTTTTCTGGGTCAGCTACACCGGTGTTTACCGACAGATCTACGGGGCGCGTGGAATACACAGAGAACGGTGGCGGTGTTTATTACAAAAGTAAAAACACAGGTAAGTTTGTACAGTTATATATGGACTGCGTGATTACAGGGGAATAATAGTATGACTAAACATTTCATGGTAGATATTGAGACGCTATCTACCGCAGTAAATGCGGTGGTATTAAGTGTCGGTGCGGCTGAGTTCGACCCATTTACCGGTAAAATAGAGCGTGAGTTCTATCGCGAACTCAGACTAGATATGCAACGTGGTCGGCATATTTCAGGAGATACCGTTCAATGGTGGGCCAAGCAGTTAACAGAAAATAACGCGGATAATATCTTAACGAATCCTAATTCGAAAAAACTTGACCCTCATAATGCCATGTTCAGCTTGGCAGAGTTTTTTAAATGCAGTACTTATGGGGTTACTACGCCGGAAGAATACGAAAATATTGAAGTGTGGGCGTGCGACCCTGACTTCGACTTGGCAATCTTAAGTAACTTATATGAATCATTATACCTAGTGGTACCGTGGAAGTTTTGGAATACTCGTTCGGTGCGCACGGTGCGAATGCTAAATAAAATCGCCGGTATAGAGGTGCCTGTACAACCTGTTACGCATAATGCGTTGGAAGATTGCATCCGACAAGCGAAAGAAGTATCTGCTATGCTATCTATGTTGCACCGCTTAGGTCAAAATAAACAAAACCTCATTAATGCTTATGACGGTTTGGCAGCGTGCCGTAAGTTAAAAAATGAAAATCACTTACTGCCTAATGTGGATAATGTGCTGTACCAAATCGGAAAAACATTTAGCTTACCGGTGGAAGTGGAGCAACAATGAAATTAATGCCCCAATCGCCTTCGTCTGTAAGCACCTATAATACCTGCCCGAAGCAGTACTATGCGAAGTATATTTCGAAAGAGGTGAAGTTCCAGTCTACGAAAGAAACGGAGCGTGGTACGCGTTGGCATAAGCACTTAGAAGATCGCCTCCGTGCGAAGTTAGACTTACCTGCTGAGACCGCACATTTTGAACCTTTAATCCGCCGCCTTGAGCTGATGAAAGGAGAGAAGTTAGCGGAGACTCAGTTCGGTATCACGGTAGACTTCAAGCCGTGTGATTATAAGCAGCGATGGTATGGTGGTACGGCAGACGTTGTAGTGCTTAATCACGAAGAACGCAAAGCGGTTATCTTCGACTACAAGACCGGTAAGGTCAAGGACAACGAAGATTTCCGTAAGCAGCTTACAAACTATGCACTCATGGCATTTATCGCTTATCCGCATATCCAGCAAATTCGCGTGGCGTATATCTTCTTAGACGCGATGCAATTTAGTCCGATTGAACACGGAAGAAAAGGATTACTGTTCAAACGATCTGATATGGAACAGATGAAAAGCGATTTGTCTTTAGACATCGATCGCATTGCTCACTCTACGGAAAGAAACGAATGGCTACCGAACCCTAGTGGTTTGTGTCGCCCTAACAAACCAACGGTTAATGGTGGGAAACCTTGGTGCCAAGTTAAGTCCTGCCCTTTCTATAACAAAAGGTAAAAAACTATGACAGAACAAAAATCTCCACAACAACGCTACGCCGATTTCATTAACAAAATCCGTGCGCAGTTTAATAAGAACGCAACGCACTTACAGGCAGCCGACAGTCGCTTGGAAGCGCAGGACTACGAAGGCTTCTTAGCGCATTACGCCGGCTTGGATAAAGAAACGTTACTTGAAATCGTACAAGCGCAGCATATCAAAGTAAATGAGACATACGGCCTTATGATGCAACGCCAACAAAACTTGGAAGTCATCCTAAAAGACTTAGTTTACTGTAAAGATTTAGAAGACTTCATGAAGCTTAAGAAAAAAGCTATGGCGATTGAGATGGCTAACCAACTTCGCCAACAAGGTATGAGCGAAGCAGACATCGTGAAAGCCGTCGAAAAAGCAATCGCCGGTGAACCTTCTATCATTACCCAGCAGTAGGTGGTTTATGACTTTACATGAAAAATTCTTAGAGTGGCATTTTCGCCAATATCCGCCTGAGCATCATCACTTTGAATACGACCAGTACACGAATGGTAATTTTAAAGATTGGCGTGTACAAAATCGATGGGAAGCCTTTCAAGGCGGATATGAAGCGACGAAGCAAGAGGAAAACGAACGATGAATAAGTTAGACATCGCTATGAGCGAAGACCCTTGGTGGCGAGGTTTTAAGTTAGGTGTGTTCATAGGTATGGTAGTTGGATTCATTCTTGTAGGAATTTCGGGGTAGATTATGGCTAAACAAACACCGGAAGGGAAAGTCAAGAAGAAACTATTGGACTTTCTAAAATCGCTAGGTGGCGATTGCTTTTATTATATGCCGGTACAAAACGGTATGGGGCAGACCGGTATTCCGGATGTAATGGCGATTATTAAAGGGGTGCCGTTTGCGTTTGAGTGTAAGGCTACACCTAAACAACAGCCTACCGTCTTGCAGGCTTATGCACTAGATCGTATTCATAAAGCGCGCGGTTTTGCGTGGGTGGTAGACAACGAAAGTGTCGACCTCGCCATATTCTACGCGAAAGAATTAAGCAATGCCGCAAGCAACAACGGGACGTACGGTGATATGGAAGACCTAGACGCATTGAAAGAGCATGAACACGCTAAGGTTCTCTATCGCTGGAAAGACAAACTTGAGCCTGTGGAGTTCGACGGTGAGTGATGAGCAACTAATTCTTTCTCGTCAGCGCGTTAAAAACTTCGGTGAGGTTTTTACACCTTCTAAGGTTGTAAAGGAAATGTGCGACTTGATTCAAGCGGAGTGCTACGATGAGAAGAACACGTTTTTAGAGCCGAGCTGTGGTACAGGTAACTTCCTTGTGGAGATACTTTCTCGTAAGTTAAGTACAATTATCGCAGATGGCGACAGCGATAAGGAGACAGAGGAGAAGTTTTATATGGCATTGGGATCTATATATGGCGTAGATCTTCAAGACGACAATGTAAAACAATGCCAAAGTCGGTTACAAGAGTTAGCTGAAACAATGGCGTATGGTATAGGGTTATCCATCTCAAAAACGGTAGTTAGTTCTATCCTTCAAAGTAATATCCGATGCGCAGACGCGTTAAAAGACACGGTGCTATTCGCTAAAGTTAGTGTGAACAAAACAGGTGTAGTTCTAAAATATCACGCAGTGAACTTACAAAATGGAAATTCAGAGTATAAGTTTTCGGTAGGGGTGGCGGTATGGCACTTGTAGTTAAGGATAAAAAAGCCATAGTCCTAAAGGTGAGAGACCCTTCAAAGTACACGGAAGTACTTTCACAAGCCGGTATTAAATTTAAACAAGACGGTCATAACCTGGCCGTCAAACATAATGTCGATACACATAAAATCCTTGGTAATCTCGGTGCTAAACTCGAAGGTCTTGAACCTATGCGAGTGCAGTACGCCTATCCTAAGTTACACGGTATGTACGACCCGATGAAGCACCAAGCAGAGACAGCCGTTTTTGTCTCGCAAAATCCGAAGGCGTTTGTACTTAATACGCAACGTACCGGTAAAACTGCGAGTTGCCTATGGGCGGCTGACTATCTTATGAAAGAAGGTATCATCGACAAAGTATTGGTGTGTTGCACCGTGTCGAACTGTGGCACGTGGCTTAATGAAGTCAATGCCATATTCGCTAACCGTTGGGCGATGGTAGCACGTGGTAGTGCGTCGGTTAGACGGTCTGTTCTACGTCAAAAGTGCGACTTTCATATTATCAACCACGACGGAATCAAGGTGGTGGCGGATATTTGGGACAACTACTTAACGGATAAGACGCTCCTTATCATCGACGAAGCTCGTTTGTTCAGTGACCCGAAATCAGATCGCTGGGCGGTGATGAATGAGATGGCGACAAAGTGTAAGTACGTGTGGGCCTTAACAGGTACCCCACTATCTGGTGGCCCAGTGGCAGCGTATGGATTTATTAAGTTAGTCGCCCCTCACCGTGTACCAAAAACAGTCGGAGCTTGGCAAGCCGCTACCATGTTCAAGGTTGGTGAGCGGAAGTGGGTACCAAAGCGTGGCTGGGAAGATATAGTGTTTAATGCACTACAACCTGCGATTCGCTTTAACGCTGATGACGTATTAGACCTACCACCGTTACAGATGATGTACAATGAGGCGGAGCTTACACCGGATCAGCAAAAGGCCTATGACAAGCTCCGTAACGAGGGGGCGATTCCTCTTCGCGAGGGTAAAGTATCAGCAGCCAATGCAGGGGTGTTAGTGTTTAAATTGCTACAGACCGCAGCCGGCGTAGTTAAGTTAGACCAAGATGGCGACGATGATACCGCGGTGTTGAAATTGCCACCAAAAGGACGGCTTAAAGTGCTTGACGAAATCATCCAAGGCACCGACAACAAAGTTATTGTGTTTGCGAGCTTTAAAGCTGTGGTAGATTTACTCCAAGAACACTGTAACAAGAAGTATGGTTCGGTGTGGATCGATGGTCGTGTAACCGGTAAAAAACGTGACGAAGTCGTTCATAAATTCCAAACTGACCCAAACATTAAAGTATTAGTGGCACACCCAAAGACCACTTCGCACGGGTTAGAATTCGCGGTGGCAGATACGATTGTGTGGTTCACGCCACACCATAGCTTAGAGCTTTACGATCAAGCGAATAAGCGCATTCAGTCTAAGCTACAGAAAAACAACATGGGTATTTACCACATCTTCTGTACTCCGTTGGAGCAAGCAATTTACCGCAAGCTCGCCAATGGTAGTGAAGCGCAACAAAGTTTTCTTGAGTTATATAAGCAAGAAATTGGTTTACAGTAAAAATTTTTCAGTATATAATTACCGTACTTAACAACAAAGAGGGCAATTATTATGGCAGGAAAAGGTAAATTCCTTTATATTTTTTCACCCGGTATGTCTAACGAAGTCACGGACGAAGAACACCGTATCTATATTGGCGACAGCGCCAAACACATGGACGAAGGTACGCAGTATTTTCCGTTAAGCAACTTCTCTACTGACGACTTACTAAAACTTAAAGCACAAATTGCTACAGCATTAGAATGTCGCATGGACTTAGACGACGTAACTGAGAAAAACTTAGAAGCGTTAAAAACAAAACTGCGCAGCGCAAAAACAGAAGTCATCGCGCAACTAGCACGTCAAACATTAGATCGTTTAGACGTTGTGGCATCCGATGAAAAACGTGCGAAAACACGCTTGGCTATCATCGAGGACGAACTTCGTCATCGCATGGAAGAAGACGGTTCCGCAGAGATGAAATTTACAGGTGTACTTGGCGTTTCATATAAACCTGAGACAGTCTATAGCGTTGGCGAAGAAGGCTGGACGCCGGTGTATAGCTCTATCGTTGCGGACAGTGTAGCGCAACAACTCTCCGACGACGGTCTAGTTCGCGCAATCGCTAACAACCAAGACGTTGACGCAAGCACCGTTCGCGATATTGCAAACGACATTGTGGGAAGTATTCGCGATGGATTACGAAATGCGGAAGCATTTGCGATTTTACAAAAGCGTTTGACTAGTACAACGCTTAATGACTTAACTAAGCAAGGTTTAGATCTACCAAACGGGGTAGAGCAAAAAACATTGCAAAAACTTAAACTACGTAAACTTAAATAAATAGGAGTGATTATTTATGTCAAACTTAATGGTAATTGACATGGGTGCTTTACCCATCGCTTACGATGATGAATTGGCCCAAGAATTAACGAAAGACTTAACCGCAGGTCTTAGTGGTACTTTCAAACGTGCGCCACGTTTATCTATGGGTAATAGCGGGGATTGGGAACTTGTTACACCGGAAGGTGAAGCTATCGACTTAGGACGTTCAGTTAATATCGTCATCGTGGATCAACGTAATGTAAACTCGCGTATTCACTACGAGAAGTCTTTTGATAAACAGAAAGAAGAAGGTGAGTTCGCAGCACCGGATTGCTACAGTACAGACGGTCAATACCCTGACACAAGCGTGGAAAATCCACTTTGCGAAAGTTGTAAAGAATGTGAGTTCAACAAAATCAGCTCTAATTTCCAAGTGGGGAATGTCCCATGTAATACCTATCGACGCCTCATTTGTGTATTAGTGCAAGAAGATGGTACTTTCTCTGAGCCGGTAGTATTTGAACCTAAATATAAATCGCTATCTGAGAAAACAGTAGTACGTGAGCGATACGGTAGCTACAGTTGGTATATGCAGACTTTGACTGCGCAGGTGCATCCTGTAACGAAAAAACCTATGCCGATACCAACCCAATTCGTAGTAACACATTGTACGTCTCTACCGAAGATGGAAGTTGCCACCGTGAAGTTTGGTCTTGCGTCTAATGCGCAGGGTGGTTACTGGGTATTATCTAACGAACAACGCCAAGAAATTTTACGCTTGAAAGATAGCGAGGAAGTCCAAGAGTTGTTACGTCCGTTTAATGCAGCGTTTGAAAACCCTTCATCCGCCGGTCGAATCCCTGTGATTAACGTTGATATTGACGAACCGGAAGAACAACCTAAGAAAGAAGTCACGAAAGAACAGACCAAGAAATCAGCGCCGGCGAAGAAAGCTCCTGAGAAAAAAGAAGCACCTGCTAAGAAAGCGCCACCGGCTAAGAAAACTCGCAAGGTTGTGTTAGGTATGGAACACCCTGATGTGGTGAATACTACTGAGTATGACTATGCCGAATTGAAAGAATGGGCGGATGACGCAACGGAAGACGAAGTCCGTGAATTCTTAGCGGAAAACTTCCCTCAAGCATTAGAGCCTGTAGAAGTGGAAGTCGAAGAAACTAAAGAAGCTCCGGCGGAAGTGCCTGCGAAGAAATCTGCGCCTAAACGTAAGGTCGTGGAGAAGAAAGCCGAAGTGGCGGATAACGTGGTATCTAATGATAGCAACGTAGATGATGAATCCGTGAAACAAGCCGAAGCATTGGCGGAAGACTTAGGTGAATTTGACGACTAAGATTAACTTATTATAAAATACTTCGCGGTGAGAGCAGACTCACCGCATTTTCTACCAATAAAGAGGGCAATATCAATGACAAACTCAATCTCACGTACAGTATTCATAATGTTGTACCTACTTACATCTGCTTACCCGCATTTTAAATTGCCCGATTGCAGAGTAAGATCTGACTTTTGTTCGTAGGTGCAACATTATGAATACTTTAGAACACCTCTCTCGCATATTACCAAGCTCCGGACTCAAGGTTATGGCTGTAATGCAACAGCGCGTTGACAACAACGGAGACTTAGTATTCAAGGCAGACGGTTCCCCTTCGCTTACTACGCGCCATAAAACGTTTAAAACAGTAGAAGACTTAGCCAAACGTATTGGTCTTATGTCCCATTCCAGTAACACAGTTTACATGGCTTTGGGTGGCTTTGACCCTGAACGAAGTTTTATTGATAAAGAGTTCGAAGGTAAATCATATAAAGGATTCTCTCGCAGTGCGGACTTCACAATCGCTTTCAAAGCCTTTTGGCTAGACCTCGACGTTGGCGAGGATAAGTACGCGGAGAAGAAAGGTTATGCGACACAGTCTATGGCGATTGAAAAGCTATGGGACTTCGTCCATGCCATTGGGCTGCCTGACCCTATCGTGATTAACAGTGGTCGTGGTGTACACGCCTACTGGGCCTTGGAAGAAGAAATCGATGCACAAAGTTGGTTCAAGATGGCTAAAGTGTTTGACGCAATTATCAAGCACTACGGTCTCTACGCTGACCCTGCGTGTACAATGGATAGAGCGCGTATTCTACGACCGGTAGGCACCATTAACCATAAGAATGGTAAACGTGTAGAGCTAATTTCAGACGCACCGGACATACCATTCTCCGCTTTCGTAAATGCGCTTAAACCTTACTATCGCGAACACAAAGCGGAAATCGAAGCTATCAAAGTTAAAGTGGTTGAGTACGTCAAAAAAGACCCTTCCTCTTTCGTTGATCAAAAGCCTAAGCACGCTAAGTACTTCTTGAAACGCTGCCAAGTAGCGAACTTTACGCTATTCGGAGATAACCCCGTAGCTGAGCCGGTGTGGCGTGGTGTACTTGGTGTAATGCGCTACTGCGAGAATGCAGATAAACACATCGAGACCTTACGTCGCAAGTGTAAAACTCGCTTTCCGGAAACAACTCGCTTTGACGAAGACCGTACCGCAGAGAAGCTACAACGCTTTATTGATATGGATATGGGGCCTACGACTTGCTCTTACTTCCGACGTGAATGTGGAGAGCTATGTGAGGGTTGCCCTCATGCGATGGAAGGTAGAATAAAAACCCCTCTAACTTTAGCTGAACATTATGAAGAAATCCCCGTACCGCAGTACAACTTGGAGATCGGAGCGTTGGAATACCCAGTGCAATCGCAGAGCGCAAGCGAGGGAGAACGCGGAGATAAAGTCGCAGAGACTAGCGGAGCTACAAGTGCAGAATCGAGCAGTAACGGCAGCGGTAATGGCGGAAGTGATAGCACGCGTAATGATGGAACACCGCAACCACCGTTCCCGTACAAACGATCTAACAAAGGATTAGTTATCCAAGAGAACGACCAAGAGGTCGTGTTCTTCCAAGGCGACTTATTCCCAATCATGACAAAATTCGTAGAGGTCGTGGACGGTGAGCAGAGCGTCATGGTTAAGTATATGTTGCGCATTGGATTAAACGGGCAGTACCAAGAGATTTCGTTCTTCATGAAAGACTGGTACGCACCTGATCGCTTAAAACAACGCTTAGGTATGGCCGGGGTATCTATTAAAGATAAACACGTGATAACGCTCATTAACTACTTGCGCGCTTATCAGAACGAGGTTCAAGAAAAAATGACGGAAGTAAGACAGATGCAACACTTCGGGTGGGTAGATGACACCCAACAGTTCTTACTAGGTAACAAGCTCTATCAACGAGATGGCGTAGTTACTGTACAGCCACATCTTAACATTAAGAACTATTGTCGCTTGTTCCGCCAATCCGGCACATTAGAAGGATGGAAGAACTTAATGCGACGCTTGGCGACTTACGGGGCGGTAGAGCAACAGATCTGCGTGCTGAGTAGTTTCGGTACAACGCTTATGCGCTTTACTAACTACAACGGCATTTGGTTACACTTAATGACTAAACCGGGGTACGGTAAGACTACGACCCAAGAAATGATGAATGGTATTTGGGGACACCCAAGTGAGTTGCTCCTTAATGCGAAGGACACGGTGAACGCGATTGAGGAACGTTTTGGCCGCTGGTGTAATCTTGGCGTAACAATCGACGAGCTATCCAACCTCGACCCACGTGTTACGTCAGACCTACTCTTGGGTGTAACGCAAGGGCGCACAAAACGTCGCTTAGACACCAATATGCGTGAGCGTATGGATAACTTGTCTTGGCAACTTATGGTGCTATCGAGTGGTAACTTCTCGCTTATTGACCGGATTAATACCGCGAAAGAAGACGTAGCTGCCGAAATCTCACGTACATTAGAGTTTAAGTTACCTAAGCCTGTACTCTCCGTCCACGAGGGTGAGCGTTTAATTAAGAACCCGATCCGTGAAAACTACGGTGTGGCCGGTGCGGAATGGATTAGTAACCTTGTAAAAATCCCACAAGATGATATTCAGGCTTTGATCGACACTACCATTGAGAGCTTTAGTACACGCCTTGAAGCTACTTCTGACGAGCGCTTTTGGATTGTAGGTTGCGCAGTTATCTACGTCGCAGGGGTACTCGCGAACAAGATGGGGTTAGTCGAATGGGATATGCGAGCAATCTTCGATACGTTGATTAGTATCGTAGAACACAACCGCGTATCACGTAATACCTACGAGTTTAGCCCGACCGATGTGTTGTCTAGCTTCTTGGCGGATAACATTCGCAACACCGTGGTAACGGACGTTGGTCTTCAAGAAGGACAACTCATGGTTCGCATGGCACCGACAGGCACCTTAAACGTACGCTACGAGCAAGATAGTGGCTTGGTGTATATCCGCACCTCCGCGCTGAAAGAATACTTGTCAAAACGCAATATCGGTATCAACTCAGTCAAGGACGCATTGACACAACGTGGGCTACTTACCCATGCGAGCGCACGACTTATCTTGTCTAAAGGGCTACCAAACACTACAGGTCGAACATACTGCATGGTGATTAAAGCCGATGAACTTGTGAAGTCCACCTATAGTAACCTACTGGAGGACGCAAGTGAGTAACTGGCACGCGTTTGGTAAGAAGGCCGATACGAACGGGGGGAGTGAGAATACTACCCCTCACCCGACGATGAATCTACATTTAGTAATTCACAAAGATGGTAGCCAGCGTATTGAGCAACTGGTTGAGTACCGAAACAGCAAGGGTCTTGTTGTAAGTACAGAATGGGTAGAAATACCGGTAATTTATGAATAGGAGAAATTAATTATGACTCAGATTGTATGGGACGGACGCTTTCTTGTCGCTGACCGGAAGTGTTTCCGTGGCACAAATGTGTACACAGCGAAGAAACTGCGCGTTAAACACAACGGTACGAAAAGCGCAGCATTCGCTTTTTCAGGCACCTTTGAAGAATGTAATATCGCTGACCAAATTATGATGGCGGACGACAATCACGAACTCATAGAGCAAGCTAAGTCTATTCTTACCAACCCAGCGGGTGATTGGCAAGGGATTTGCGTGGAAACGCAGGTGAATGAGCAACCTAAAGCTTATTTATGTAACTATCTAGGTATGCGCGAAGAGCTACCAGCTAACACGTTCATGACTGTGGGTGCTTGTTCAGATGAACTCATGTTTGCCTATCGCACATGGCAAGCGATTGCTGCTAACCTCGACAAACCGGCTCACACCCTATTTGTCTATGAACCTACACAGCCGGAAGAAGAGTTAGAAATCGTTAAGCGTCGGGCTACGGCATTGGCGTGCTTTCTACGAACTGCATTGAAAGGGTCGTACTACGACCAGTATGGTTATCCGTTTGACGTGTACGACTCAGTTACGGGGAATACATTATGTGTTTAAAGATGTGCCGATACTGCGGTGAGATGAAAGAAGAAGACCAGTTTGAGCGTGGACACGGTGGTAAAGCTACCCGTCGCTGTAAAGCGTGCGCTACATTATACAAGCGTAATACACGTCGCAAAACAGAAAGTGGAATACGAATGCTACTTCGTGGACGCGTAAATTCATTACGAAGTTTCTGCGAAAAGCATGGGTTAGAACTAACAATATCCGTTAAGAAAGGAGAAGAGAAATGGATCTAAATGGCATTAAAGCCCTACCCTCAGGTAATATTATCGACTTCCATAACCCAAGCTCGTATCGCTATGAGGTTCCTGAAATTGCGTCTTTGCTTTCAAAGCTCAAGCGATTTAACGGCTTTGGGGTGGATGTAGCGACCCATAGTCTCTACGTTGCGGACGTACTCTATAAACTAACAGAAAACCCATGTATCGCACTGCTCGGCTTGTTGCACGACGCGCATGAAGCATATACCGGAGATGTCACAACCCCTGTGAAACATATCCTTGGGAAGAAGTTGGATGACTTAGAGCGTATGGTGCAGCGTGCTATCTTATGGCAACTCGATGCTAAGCATGAAGATGGCCTTGGAGCAGAACGCTTGATCAAACTCATCGACCTCTTCGCGATGAAAGAAGAAGTAACGGCGATGGTTACAGCAGGGCGGTATAAATTAGATACGCAAGGTGTGTGGGAAGAAGCCCTACGACCAGTAGCAAACCTAGACCTCGGCAATATCCCTCGTTTTTATCTACAGTTCGCCGACGAGGCAGACTTCATAAACCGTTACGACGACCTTAGCGAGCAAGCAAAAATCGTGGGTAGACACTACGAGGTCGTGGAGTTTTCTATCCTAGGGGAGCTTTGTAAATTCAAAGTCTCGCCGAACGCCCCAATCAAATACTTATTAAACGGAGAATAATTCTATGAAAGAAGAACTAATATATGTCGCTGATTCAGAAGAAGAGGCGGAGCGTATCGCAGAGATTTTACAACAAATAGCGGTGGTACGAGGTGGCAAATCACGAAAAGGTGATACCATTCATCTTGCACTAAGTACAGAAATCACGAGCGCGTTTACGAGTTTTGAACAACACTTAGATGACACGCTACGCCAAATAGGTTTCATCGCTCCTAACTACCCAGAATTTATATCGCAACACCACCCATACTTCGTACGTTACGAAGCTACTAAGGATATTCACCTAACACGTGCCTTTCGCAATGGTAAAACGATATTCGCTGAGCTACGCGATGAAAATCCTGAAAAATGCACCTCTGTATCGGAAGAATCAATCGATGGGTTACGTGCGTCTGATACCAAGTTATTCGAGTTAAAGACCCAAGTAGGTGGCGATCATTATGCTAAATGCGCAATTCAACCTATTGACTACATTATGGCGAATAGACTTGATTATCTTCAAGGTAATGTCATTAAGTACGTAACTCGCTATAAAAACAAAAACGGCGTGGAAGACCTTGAGAAAGCAGCGCATTACTTGCGGATTATGATTGAACGGGAGAAAGCGAAAGATGCGTCTAACACTTAAAGGATATTGTTTTGTTTCGGTGGTAAGTATATTAGCGCTGTTATGTTATTTGCCGTCTGTTTACAAGGCTTACACAACTATATTAACCATGGCGCATTTTACCGCGCTTGAACTAATAGGCACGGGGTGCGTGACGGTTATTGCGACCACGTTGCTAGTAACATTTGTTATCGCAACACACCAACTTTTTATTAACCTCAAACATAGGAGAGAAAAATGAGTACCAAATACGGCTTGACCGAAACTTATCTACAAGAACAAATCAAAGAAACCAGCTACCAACGCTATGGCGACACAGGAACACTATGTGTCCTCACGCTAAAGAATGGTTATACCGTTACCGGAACAAGCGGATGTATTGACCCAACTATCTTCGCAGAAGACATCGGTGAGCGTATTGCGTTTGATAATGCGTTCAACAAACTTTGGGAAATCTTAGGTTACGGCGAAAAACAACGCTGGTATGAAGAAGTGCAATTAAGTTGGAAAGAGCGTGTTGAGCTTGAGTTCCGTCAACTAGACGACCGCCTAAGTAAACTACACGCCTTATTATTCCAAGCGGACGGCGTGTTCAATCCTCGCCCAGAGTTCATCGCCGAAGAACAATGGGAGCTTATGAAGTCGCAACATACCGCCATGAAAGCCTACAGCGATATTTTGCTTGCTCGCTTAAATAACGCCTAACAAAAAGGCCGGGGATTAACCCGGCCTTTTTCATTTCATCTTCTTGTTCAGCCAGTCCTTGACCACTTTCCTTGTCATACTCGGTAGCATCTGCATAATGACTTCCAACACCACCGCACCACTCGCACCACCTACGACCGATAGTAACCCACTCAGCCACCGGTTAAAGCTAGACCCGAAGTGGTAAGCCACGGCGACACCGATGAATACGCCTAATGCTACGTCAAGCGAACGAGGGCATAATGCCTTTTCTCGATCAAACTCCACACTCGCCTTAAACGACCCTAGTACCGCGCCGACGAGGATGACAATATCGTCTATGTATAACGTAAGCTCATTGATCATTTATCCCCTCACATCGTAATACATAAAGCACAGCGAGCATAAACCACACGCTCAGCACCGTACTTACAACTAACTGTATATCGAGTGGGGGATACTCAGTCGCATAGCCATTCGCGATTATCGCTTGGTGCAAAGCCCCTAGCAGTAACGCAAACGTCTTGAATATTTGGTGTGGTCGCCCATGTGTTACTAACCCCAAACAGGCGAATACCACCGCAAGCGCACACAACCAAATACCCATCGCAATTTGCGATTGAATGCTGGCTGGGATATTCACGGCCTCGATGTTGAACTCTTGAATGAGTAGCAATACTACCCACAGTACACTGACTAATGTATTTAAGATCTGCGCAGGGCGTGTATCTCTACCGTACATTAAAGACAAGATCGCACAAGCCATAGAATATCCCTCGTGTTATGCGGTGAAGTTACGCGGTTCTGACAATAAATCAAATGCTGGAACTACGAAGCGGTAGTTAGGTTCTTCGCGATCTGCGCCGTCATACGACACGTGTACGCGATACACACCGGAAGGCATAGTCGGCAACGCAGATCCTTCAAACGCGAATGAATCTTCACTGCCATTATACACCGCCACTGTATCAAGGTTGAATGTCTCCAACACCGAACCGTCCGGCGAATCTAAACGCTCAAAGCGGAGTTTTAAGTCGATACTTTGCCATGTCGCAAGGTGACTATCTTCTACCGGTGCGGTATGGATAACCGTACGACCTGATGGTGAAGTCGGCATTTCTACACCGTTGGCCGTAACATTTATTGTAGGGTAAGGTTGCAACGGAATAACGTAATTCACTGTTTGCGAAGTCAAGATCGGTTTATCCGGCTCGTATTCTGAAATCACTTTTGGCGAGGTAAAGGTCACGGTGCGTTCGGCTTCGGATAACGCATTAAATGCTTTAACGCCTTTTACCGGCCCATTGGTGGATAAGCTAAATTCTTTAAGTTCGTGAAGTTGCATAGCTTCGGCAGCGATAGTGATTTTAGTTTCTTCCGGTGATGCCACGTCTTGTAGCTCCGAAGTAATATTGATCGTGTTTGGACGTGATTCGCCACGCTGTCTCAACTCCAATTTCTCAAGGCGATAGATTTCGTTCGAAGGTGGAATCTTCACAAACGTATATAAGAAATCAGCGAAGTGCGTATCTGTATCTTCAGGAACATCGACCTCTTCTAAAACTAACGACGGCGGTGTTTTTGGCTGTTCATCCGGACGTGGACGCGGTGTAGATGGTCGCACGCCAAGCGTCGCGATGTCGAACTCATATCCGCAACATCCATCGGGTTTGGCTTCAAGTGGATTGAATCCAATAAAGTTGTTTACTACAACACTCATATTTACTCCTATTTTGAGATTAAAGAAAAAGTGCCTCCTCGCGAAGGCACCGTATGAACTTAGTTAGGAATTGTATAACCTAAGAAATCACCGCTAAGTGAGGTAAGTTTGATTACTTGCGTGTCTTCTTTCACCGCATCACGACCGATTTCATCGATCACATCGCGAACGCCGAGGTAAACACCGTCAGCTTTCTTTGTTAGTAAGTTACCTGCTTCTTGCGACAGGGAAAGCAACGCTGCCAATGAGGTCGTGGCTTCCTGACGGTTTTCACCGTTAGCGTCAGTGACAATCGCTTTTAGCTCGCCAGTTTCCGAATCGTAACTTAACGAACTAACGTGAAGGTCAACACTGTTAACTACAGCGACAAGTTTATTGCCACGGATAACTACCGTAGTACCGTCCACGGCGACATTTAGTTTACCGTTATCAATTTCAAGACCTTCGCCCGTATCTTTATCGGTAATAACCTTATGTTCAATCATCGTTTATACTCCTTAATCTTCGACGATTACTTGAATGTATTTCGTGTTCACAGAGTCCGTAGATTTCGCATCTGCGGCGACTGTTACACGTCCTGCGGAAATAGCCGTCTTACCTTGCGAAGTCGCTACGTCAGCATAGTTATCCGTACTTGTAAACTCTACAGTCGCAGCGGTACCTGCACGAACCGTGATGATAAGTTTATCGTCTGCGGAGGCAGGGCTAGATTTACTTATAACGGGTTGAATAACACGACTTCTGTCAACAGTAACAGACGATGGGATAACCTGCACTCTCTCGAAGGAATCGGAGCGAGGTTTATCCTCAGACTTGTAGGTAATAGTCTTTTTCGTCGTACACCCTGTCGCATTAGTTACGTTGATGGAGCGAGAGACTGTCGGTACGGTAGCAAGTACTTTATAAGTCTGCCATTTACAATTCGTACCGGTAGGGCGGCAACAAAAAGCAAAGATCGCAGTATCGGCGGTGATCTCAAGTACACCGTTTGCGAAAGTGAAACCGGCGCTCCCTGTTTTCTCTGCATTAGCATCTGTTTTGACAGATACGTTGTTATCATCCCCATATACCATCGCCCCATGCGATGTTGTCCCATTGCTTAGGATTAGACTGTAGAAGCCACTCGTACCGTTCGTCGCATAGCCAATAACGGTCGAAGCACCATCCAACTTAATTCGAAGACCTTTAAGTGTGCGTCTCTCAGCAAACACATTCATCGCTTTGGTCTCTGGGAGGTTAACATACGTCGAACTACTTGAGACTAAAGGAACAGCTTGCACCAACACCGTATTGTGATCTAACTCCGTTGCTGTAATTAACGGACAATCTACACTCGGAACGTAGGTGTTGTCTCTCTTAGTTTGCGCAGAAAGAATCAACGTCGCAGTGTTATTCTTACCGTCTGAGTCTAAACTGGTATTTGGGTTCACCGCTGCGGTGAATTGGAATGTACCTGCTTCGCTTGGGACAACTTTAAAGCGAACGGTAAATGTACTACCACTGGCAAGACCTTTAATGTCATAAGACAGTTCACCGGTCTTGTCGAAAGAATCAACGTCTTGTTTAGCTTCGCGGATGTCTTGGAGGGTATATCCGCCACCGTTAGGCTTGTTGATAACTAAGTTAGTTAAGTCGTTTTTACCTTCGCCGGTGTTGGTTACGGTTACAACAACATCGAAGCTATCATCCGTAAACGCCGTTACTTTGTTCGCAGTGATGCCGACCCCTACCTCTTGGAAAATGGACTCAAGCGCAGTTAAGCGAACGCATTGGCCGTCTTGTTTTGCGAGAACTACCGTCCCTTTTTTCCACGCAGCTTCCGGTAATTGGTCGATAGCGTCGCAGTCTAAACCTGCACCGCCACTATTAATCGCTTCGAGCTTATTATCGCTATTCACGCGGATTGTTGTTCCGTCAGCTAAGACATTTACTTTCTTCGCCACTGGGTCGATACCCAAGGCTTCACCTAAGTCGTCACCTGTAACGACTTCTTTTTCAATCGCCATATCTACTCCTTATGGTTGGATCGCACCAACTCTTGCCCCACCGATACTATTTAACTGCTCAAACTTCGCGAGGGCATCTTCCAAAGTCTTAACGCGTGCTTCTAACTTCGCTAGATCCGCAGCCGTTACGACACCTTTAAGTGTAACAAGACCGGTAATAGGATCGACCGAGAAGTTATCCGAACTCAAGTTCATCGTAATTGGGTTCTTATCTGTACCATCACCCTTAATAGGTAGGTAAGTTTTTACGCCTGTACCATCACATGAAGGTACTTTCGTTCCTTTTGGTAGCGCGCCACCTTCGCAACTCATAAGGCCAGGTTGTAATTTACCTTCCTCAATGAGTTTATTGATATAGTTTTCGACCTGGTCTTTCGTCATATAGACCTGATCGCCACATCCTCTGCAAGCCATGGTTGCCCCCTATTTTTGCTTAATAGCGCGAACGATTAAGCCGATTACACCTAGCGCAGAGACAAAGTAAGGTTTCCATGCTTCCGGTAACAAGCTCGCGATTGACTGTACATTATCAGAGAGTACAGGAGTTACCGCCACAGCAGACAATACCCACGTACTCCATGATTTTGCGTAGTCTTTAAAGTTGAAAAATTGCATAGCGCAATCTCCTATTCGTAGAACGGCACTTTTTTGCCGTTGATTAACATAAAGCCGGTCGGCTCACCTAAAACCGCACCTACGCCCCCCATAACTGGCGGTAAAACTTCCACGCTCACCGTTGGGGGTGGTGTTGTGGCGTCCCCGTAGGTACTATCTACCCCGTTCTCACAACAATTTGTTTGGCAGTCAAACGCTGCGAACAATTCATCGCTAGGAGTAAACGTTACACAACTTCCGAGAGGGAATCGGCGAGGCTTAGTACCACTCAAACCACGCTCAATCGCGATGTTACCTTGGAAGTTTAAGACTTTTACGACTTCATAACCTGTCGTGTCTTGGATCAATAATGTCGTCCAATCGTTAGGTGATAGACGATTTAGAATTTCGTTTGGGTTAGAGAGCGGAATAGACTTATCATCCGCCTCCAAGATCGCCGTTAAGTTACCCACATAACCCGGCATTGTCTTTGCGACCATGTTTAGCCTCCGCAACAAGAATCATGTTCAGGGATGATGACATCTGCGACTTGTAGTTTATCGCGCTTGTCGATTTGGAACTTATACACCTCGCATCCTCTCGCTTTAACGGTAGCCACATAGCGACCATTGCAAAGCTCAGAGAATTGGTTATCTATGATAAAACGTACGTTCCCTTCATCGTCGTAATCGAACATATCATACACTAAAGTTAGTGGTGGTTCACGTTTTATCTCTACACGTCGGAACTCTCCGCACGGTGTATAACCATAACAGTACTCAGGCGGTTTCTCGCACTGTAACGGTGTGATGTGTAACGACAATTCATCGTAGCACAAGTGCGCCCCACTTCGGCGGAGGCGCAACTTTATTTCATTGGTACGGCTATCAGCTCGGTAAATCATTCGATCCCCTCTATATCTCTTATGGACTTAATAAATTTTACGTTGTCATTAAAGCGTTTGTCCTGCGATGCTTTTGTATTAGACAACGCATGGCGGTAGCTCGTAATAGACTTCAGTATCTTCATCTCTTTGTCGTCTAACTCATACCCGTTTTTCTTCAACCACGTAGGCGTCGGGTCGGTGTTATCCTTACCCTTCGCTTTGATTGCGATAGCGGTCAAGTCGCTATAACGGTCATTCATGTAAGTCTGCGACATCGCATAGGCGATTTTATCCCAACCTCGCTCTTTACGATAGAAGGAACTTACACCTAGCATGGCCTCCCAAATAGACTGCTTAGGTTCATCTTCAACCACGGCGGTTAGTACTTTTTGGAATACCCCTTTAGTCCAACTGGTAACGAGTACTTTCGTTTCTTCTGGTGTTAGGTTGGCTCTAATCCCCATCAGATCGGCATCGTAAAGCGCAGTCGATATGCGTCCCCATGCAGGGTCGGTTGACTTCTTACCGGTATCAGGCTTGTAGTCCTTAAAGCTCGCGAGTTGTGAGTTAAGGCGGTTGCCGAAGTTATCCAACCCCATCGACGCTAAAGTTGGATCTTTAAACGGCTCAGGTACAAGTGGGAATAACAACAACGCAGCTTTTTGGAAAGGCGTAGTACCGTGGGCCACCGGAATAGACACCGGCACGGCGTTATCCGATAAGCTATCAATAATAAAGTCTTTCGCCTGGCTTGCAGACCACGCACCGGTCATCACCTGTACGGCAGATACACCTAGTGCATTTTCTACGTTACCGGCACCATATTCCACCGGGAAACGAATAACACCGTAGCCACTCTCAGAACATCCGACCACAATCGGTACCTCACGGAGTAATTGATATGGGTTCATTCCGGAAATTGGGTTGCCTAACTGTTTTCCGTTATCGTCGCAAGCGTAGTCTGCAATCGCTCTCGCAAGTAAATTAAGTGATACAGCGATTGCCACGTTGTTCACCATACGGGCCGTACCTTTAGGCGACCACTTGTAGCCCGGTAAAATACCCAAGAAGTTATCGTCAGGGTTATTCGTTTGCTCAAGATAAGCGTGTTGGAAGGCTTTCGCACCTTGCGCAATCGCGTTACCGAACATCGTGTAGTTACGAATATAGCCCATCAACTTACTTGCTCCACGCTTATTAAAGTTCATGAAGTGTAAGTTTGCTTCAATGGCTTTTTGAGGATCCATACCGAACGTACCGGTGAGTAAGTCGTACATCATCAGTGATGACACTAACTCTTGCGACATCGTCATAGTGGACGCAGTGTCTAAGATAGCCTTGGCCCCGTCAGCCATTCGCGTAAAACGTTTACCGGCAGCAAAGCGTAACTTCAAATCCGTGCTGGTGTTGATTAAGTCTTCGACACGCGAGGAAATACCACCTGCCTTATACATCATCTCTAACTTCGCAAGCTCTGCGAGTACGGCGTTACGTTGCGCTGGCAAGTACTTACCTAAGAGCGTGGCCGCTTTCTCAGCGTAGGAACCATTATCCACTAGGCGTTGCGCAAAGAGGATTGCTGCTTTCTCTCTAGCGAACATTTTAAAAGGACTAAAGATTGTCTCTTGTACTTTGTTCTTGATCAAGAACGCTTGTAGCTTAGCCTCTTTAGCGTAGGTGTCTATGGCTCCATTCCCTTGGAACCACTTTTGCCCTTCCGGAGACATCGCTTTGACAAACGGACTACTTTCGGTAAACGCCATCAGCTGATTAAGTTTCTCGTTGTAGCCTTTGTAGGCGTTGATAACACTAAAGCCAAAGGTCGTAGTAAGACCGGCAGAGGCCAAGCGCGTTAGCGATGATACAAGTGCCGGAATCGCTCTTAACACGAGGTTATCCGACGGGGTAAATCTTGCGATGTTTTCACCGAATAGCGCACGGTTAGCTTCTTCATTCGCGAAAGATACCTTAACAACTTCTTTTTCGAGTTGACCTTTATTGTTTACCGTGCGCACAACGAGAATACCGTTTTGTTTACTGTATTCAGGCGTATTACGCTTATAAACTTTCACGATGTCCGGATGCGTTTTACTCATGTCGAGCATAACTTCCCCGACGTGCTTAGCAGCATACTGTTTAGACATTAACTCAATATGCCACGTCAAGTTTTCACTCGCAGTACCACCGTTAAACGCCCGGCCGTTTTGACGACTTGAGTATTCTGCTGCCTCTTGGCGAGAGACAATCTGGTCGATATTGTTCGCGTTCGTTACATCGTAAACATCGTCAATAGCGTTACCTTTACTGTCTTTCGCATTAATGTTATACACGTTGCGAACTTTACCCATGGTACCGGTTTCCCATTCTTCACTGGTAGCCTGCCCCATGATTTCTTCACCAATTAAGTCCACCGCTTTTTGATAGATTTCTTGGCTAAGGCGAACGTATTGCTCCGCGATAGGCATAATGCGTCCTTTTACCGTAGCTTTCACATCGCTAGTTTTGTAGCGGTAGTGCGTAACCATTTCGATTTTTGGATCGCCGGTATTCTCGTCAGTACCTAAGTAACGACGCACCGTGTATGGTTCTTTGGTTAGCGATGATACGTCTTCATCAATAAAGCCTTGGTCTTTAAGCTGTTTTAATTTGGCCTCTGCCTCTGCGGTAGTAAAGCCATCATGACCTCGCCAATTCTTACGGCTAGTATCGTTCTCATTCGCCGGCACCAAGATTTGGTCGTCCGACTTGTCGAACATATCTTGGGTCTTAACCATCTTCTCTAATTCTTCCGTATAGCGTTTATACTTAGCGACGATATAAGACGGTACATCTAAGTTCATGATACGGTTGTTTTCCAAGTATTCCTCGTACTCACGCTTTTTATCCAGTAAACCAGGAACGTGGCGAATGAATTTGCCATTTTGATCGTAGATGTCATCACCGAAAATAGTACGCTCCATGTTACGGCGTATCTTTTCGTTACCACCTGTAATAGCGCGCAATGAAGACGTTGTGTCTTGGATTAGGTGGTCTATCTGTTTACGGTTCTTACGTTTCGGGAATAAGTCTTTATTCTCCGTTACGAAGTCAAGCATACTACGCTCGAACTCTTTCGCTTTCTTACTGTATTTTCTCGCTACCTGTTGCGCACGGTTCGAGAACGTAGCAACCGCATTAGATAATCTACCACCGTTACCTTCCGGATCGAGGTCGATAATAATCTGCATGGAATCTTGCACCCACGTCCACCAACGTGATAAAGCGTTTTGACCGGCGGTCGTAGCTTTCGCAGAACGAGAACCATCACGGGAAGGAATGGAACCAGTACGGCTAATATCGCCGCCGACAATTACATCGCGGAAGTCTTTCGCTTTCTCGACTAACTTATCAGCGATTGAAAACGATACTGCCCCGGCCAAAGCGGAATCCGGTGAGTGCATAAACTCTAACTCCGCCTTAGCTAACTCACGCATTTCTTTACTTGGGACGATTGCCTGTTTAGCTTCATCTAACAAATTAAGCACTTGTTTATGCGTGAAGGTAGGCTTACCTAGAACTTTGCGTACGATATTCGCCATCGCAGAAAGTGCTTTCTCTACGAAAGATTTAGTCTCGCCACGTAACTCTCTAGGTACAGAAATGCCGTAGCGTTGTTCAAGCGAAGCAACGTTATTGGATTCTAACGCAGCACCTAATTCAGCAAGGGCTTCTTCAACGGCTTTCTCTTGCGTAATCTCCGTTAACTCATTATCCGCACGGTCATTTCGGATAGCGTTGGCAAGTGAATTAATGAAAGCATTATTGCTAACATCACTTAAAACTTTACCCAATTTTTCGCCATGTTTTACATCAAGGCCTTGGTGAAAGAGTTCATGCCATGCCACCCACGTAGCGCGTTCTTCTGCGGAAAGAGTTTTATCGGCACGGATATTATCAGCGACAATGTAAACCTGTTGGCTATCGGCATCGTAGAAACCTTCCACGCCAGCGTTGCGCAACGTATTAAATGCGCCTTCATTGTCGAAGTCTTCTTTAGTTACGAACCGGATATTTTTACTTAAATCACCTAGCGCCTTTTCCAAGGTGGAAGACAATTTATCCACAGAAATACCCTCAGCCTTAACGTCTTTCGCAGCCTTACTCCACTTCAACGCAGAACGCTTAAACTGCGTACGCTTACTGGTGTCTTTAGTAGGCTGTGTTGCTTTACCGTCTTCTTGCGTAAGGACATACACCATCGCTCCATCTAACTTATCCACCGCCTTATTGTAAAATGCAGTAGGAATGTTAATGCAACCATGCGATAAGAAATTGTCGCTCGCTGTCGCGGTGTCTAAGGCTGTTTTCCGTTCAGGTAAATTCACAACACGGTGCATAGCGATAACTCGTCCGTCTGAACTACGCGCTTTCTTACCCGTTTCTTTGTCGGTCAAGTCTAATACGCTATCTCCAAACACACGTCGATCTGTTGCGGTAAGTTGCTTCGTATCCACTTTGTGGAGTTGGAATCTACCGCTTGGCGTATTACCGAACGCATTTGAATCACCCTTGTTCTTACCAAAGATTGCGTTTTGAGAATCTAAGACTTTCCCCTCCGGACTAACGACTAAGATTTTGCCGTTTTCTTTATCCGCGACAACGAATGATTTACCGCCGTGGTCTTTGTTGGCCACAACCCAGTTGATCGTATCGCTGGCTTTTTGCGATGCACCATCAATTTTCTGCGATTGTGTAAACGTACCGTAACCGGTATGAGCGTGAGCGTCTTGTGGAATTGTCATCGACCCAACCGCTACCACAGCAATAACAGAGGCTAACACTTTGTTCAGGTAGTCTAAGAATTTACGTAGCATAGACTTAGGATCTACGCTCTCACGTACTTCCCGATCAGTCGCCATTCCAGCGAGGTCTTGGTTAGAGGCACGCTCTTGCCCTAAGACTTTCGCAGCCTCCTCACGGATTTCTTTTGCTTTGCCACGGAACTGATTGCGACGAAGTGAATTTTTAACCGCCTCTTCTTGCGTATTCACTTTATCCGTTTCAACGGCTTGCGCATGAGCGAGCGTTTCGGTAGCAACCGCTTGATAAGATTCGTCCTCTACTAACTGATCGAAGAACTCCTCCGTAGTGGTGTACACCGGATTACCATTAAAGTCGAAGCCCAGTAAGCCGTCTTTCGTTCCTTTAAACTCTTTATGTGTTGGGTTATTCTTGTGGAACTTAATGTAGCCACGTTTAGCCGCCTCAAAGCTAGAATCTCTCGCTTGAGGTGTAGCACGGAAGAACGCTTGACGTATTTCATCTTCACGCTCAGGGTGCTGTTCCAACAAACGATGTGCGATGGCCTGATTTTGACGTAGATCAACATTCTTGAATTCTTTTGCGAATTCGTTGGTGGTGTTAATCTGCTCTTTCTCAGTCGCTACCGCATCGTTAATCGCAGCCTCTTTCGCATTACTTTTCTTCACCGTTTCTTCATACGGCGTAGAAATCGCTTTCTCAAATTCTTGGCGTACTTGTTCTCTACGGGCATTGAATTTATCCTTTTCAAGTTGCGAATAGCGATCATAAGCCTCGTCATCTAGCTTGTTAGCGAGTTTATGAATTGCGTTCCGAACCTCTAGATCACGCGTGAGTTCTTTATCACGCATTTCATCTCTCAATGCCGAAACTTGTTCAGGGGTAGGAGTACCTTTGAGTTGTTTAATTTTATTTAATAACTCAGCTTTCGCAGGATTGACTTCGTCTTTCTTAGAGTTATCAGTTTTATGTTCCTCACCTTGTGTGGATGAAGCATGGGCTGGCTTACGTTTCTGACTAACACCTGTTCTTGCGTCTAACTCTTCGTCGCCGGTTAATATTCCCCCCATCTGCGCTAAAGTAGCTTCGGGTACAGGTTTGCGTACAGGACGTGCGAGAGGTACTTTGTCTTTTATGTCTGCATAGCTTTTAGCCGTGTCGCTAGTTCTAACAGATCTATTTTTAGCCGGCACTTCTACCCAATGCGAGACGATGTCAGGCGAGAGCATAAGAGTGTCAGCTAGGGTACCATCTTGCATATTCTCCACGTTATGGCGACTGCCTTTACCACCATATCCACCCATATCCGTATAACTCTTAACCATAACCGCATTATATGGCACACCGTTTTCATCTGTTACACCATTCGCGATAACATACCCTAATAAGGCGTCAGTCGCACGTTTAGAGCGAGCGGTTAAGTCAGCTTTAGCGTCAGGGCCATAGAGAAGATCATTCACCTTTTTCTTAACTTCTTCCGGTATTGCAACGCGAGGGAGAGCATCCCAGTTCAGGTTTTTACCGTCTATTACAAGCGGATTTAGTGTTACGCCCTCTTTCAACACTGGTTTAACGAATGTACCGTCACCATACATATCGTTAATCGTTTGCGAATTTGAGAGGAACACGCCACGTAGATTGAGACTACCATCGAGTAATTGTCCTTTACGCACGGCTGAGATAAAGTCCCCGTCTCGTAATTGATCCGCGATAGATTTCAGTAAGCGTTTATAGTAAGGGGTAGGGGTCTCACGTTTTACAGGTGTAGTTAAGGCTTTCGCTTCTTCCGCGGTATGCCCTGTCGCTGCCACTGCTTCTGTCGCGTTATACAACTCAGTTTTTACGTCGTCAGGAAGATCTACCCACGTCGCTCTATCTTTTGCTTGCGGATATTGCTCTTGAATTTCGTCGATGCGCTTACGTAGCGCATTAACACCACCGTGGCGAGCTGCATAAGCGCGCTTACTATCTAGTGTTTCTCCCACGCTATCGCTTTGCGCGCGTTGCTGTACTCCGCTACTTGCGCTTTCTTCGACAATAGCTTGCGTTGGTTCTCCACCTTGTTGGCCTCCGTCTTGCCCCAGTTCTCCACGTTCTCCTCGTGTTGGGTCTGTTTCTCCGGTGCGTCCGTCAGCCCCAGTTGTATCGCTCGCTGGCGTGTTATTGTGCGGTTGTTCAATAGGATCCGCAGAAGCCCCCGTGTCGGACTGGCTATGTCCTTCGGCAACGGTTTCGGTTTGAGCTGGCGGAACTGATTCACTAGTTTGAGAACTGCGTTCTTCTCCGCTTCCGTTAGGCTCAGTAGATCCTTGTTCGACAGGTTGCCCGTTAGCATCTGCCGTGCCATCTCGATTATCTGTTCGATTTTCATTAAGCTCTCCTCGCTCCCATGCGTTGAGAGCCTCAATAAAATAGTTGTTGCCGTCTTTATCAGAAAATTGATCTTCTATCTCTTGAATGCGATTACGTTGGTCGGCAGTTAAAGACGCATCAGGTTTATTCGCAAGCTCGTTCCATTCCGTGAACAGGTCAGACTTATCCGCATTAGATAGTTCACCTGCCGGCGTTTCTTGCTCCCATGCGTTACCTTTCTTATTTCGCTTAGCTTTTTCTCTAATCGATTCGAAAGTCTTTTGCGCATTCGATACAGGCTCAACTACCTCAGCGTCCTCGATTTTTTCTTCTTTCGCAGGTTTAGCTTTTTCTTCTTTCGCCGGAGGAGCTTTATTCTCATCCTTTGGTTCAATAACCTCAGTAGGCTCTACGACTTTCGTACCTTCCTCGGTTGTAGCGTTAGCTTGCTCTTGTTGCTTAGCGACGTATTCTTCAACGTTATCACCTACTTTACTCATATTCGCTGCGTCTTTACTTACAGCAATGGTGTTCGGAATATTCTCTAAAGCTGCAATCGCCATGATGAACGATTGTCCTACCCCTTCCATGAGTGGCTTGTTTAAAGCGATATTCGACGCCATTTGTCCAAAGGCTTCTTCCCATCCTTCGCCTGTGAGTTTAAGTGCGGTTGCACCGGTGATACCTAGCGCTTTTGTTACAACGTCTCTTTTAGCAACAGCGGTGCCAGCCTCTTTAGCTTGGCGAATAATCTCACTACTAATCTTGGCTTTATCCATCAGCTTAGATGTTAAAACACCCACGCCCTTAGCCGTTAAGGCTTCAGTTGCCATAATAGCCGAAGCACTCTTAAGACCATCGTCAATCGCTCCACCCAAGTCAGATCCATACTTGTTGACTAATGTCTTAAACTCAGCGTCCGTAATACCCGCCAAGTCTGATTTACCGAACTCTTTTTGGTATGCCTTTGCCAACGCTTCCGTAAATTGACCTTGCACTTCCGCCGGTACGTTTCCTAGGCTAGAGATGACTTGATAAGCCATCGGACTTTTAAAGGCGGCACCTGCGAGAATACCGAGCGCTTGCGGAACTGCATTCTGCCCCGTACTGTATGCGCCAACACGAATACCAGCTCCAGGGTCGTTAGCAAATGCCTTAATCGTACCCCACAGCCCTTCTGCCGCTTGTTTATTGAAATCCTCTTGTCGTTCATCTTCGCCTACATAGCGACTGTGTTTATTGGCATTGACCGTGTTTTGTAGCGCAATTCCTCGTGCAGTATTTAACACATCGCCTACTGTTCCATCTACCTTCCGGTTTAATGCAACATCAGTTCTACGCGCACTAAGTTCTTTATCGTACTCCGCTAACTTCTCTTGATCTTCTTTAGGCAAGGCGTTATACGCCATCGTTCTTAAGTCAGCTCCATTGACTTGCGCCAGCTCACCAGTATCGGCGCTTTTTGTTACGTAGTCACTAATATAGCGCGCCATTGCAGCGTCGATCCGCTTTTTATCTGCGGATAGCTGTGGTTTATGCGCTTCGATCTCTTTATCGAGATCGCTATCAGAAACAGCGAGGTGACTTAAACCGGTGGCGGAAGCCACGGCAACACCCGAATCGAAAGCGTCTTTACCTTTGCCAAGTGTCTCTAAGAACGATCCAAGTCCTAGGAAATCATCTTCTTTAAGCGTCTCAGGTAGATCTTCAATCTCTTTTATCTGCTTACCAAGCACGTCTTTCTTGCTACCGTCCGGTAAATCGTCATGGTATTTCTTAAGGCTACTTAACCATTGTTGTTGCACCGCGTGTTTTTCCCACGGTTTTAATCCGTCTTGACGAATACGTTCATTCAACTGCGTATAGTTAAGGGCGTTTCTGCCGGTAGAGGGGTCGATGCCATAGCGTGAATTCGCACTCGAAATGAAAGAAGAATTACTCTTGTCGAACTCCGCCATTTCATCTACGGCTAATTTCCGCGTAGAAGGCTCAGTCGAAGGAGCTACATTCGTTTGCGAATTTTCGATGGGTGGTAATACAGAACTACCGCTAGGCTGTTCAAGCGTAGCGGTAGGAGTGGAGAAATCGACTTTGCCGAAGTCGAATTTATTTAAATTTAGTGCCATGATTAACTTCCTCTAATCATTCTTCTTAATGGCTCGTCGAGTTCAGTCGGGTACTGGTCTCGTTTATTTTGCTCGAAGTTAATGTCAAAGTTGTGAGGTTTGACTAACGTCCCTAACTGCGCCAGTCTATCTTTTTGTTCGGGCGAATAGTTCGGGTTATTCGCCACATTAATAAGGTAGTCCTGCTCTTGTGCGCTCTCAGGGATAATCTGCTCACCAGTCGAGAGCTGTGCTACCGCTTCCGGAATAAACCCCAAACTTTTACGGCTAACGTCAGCAAGCTGTGTAACACGTTCGCTGTCTTCGCTACTTCCTCGATCTTCGCTACGCTCTCCATTACCGGTGGTGTTTGCGAAGTTGACGTCTTGCTCACCACCGGTGTCGTTTTTGGGTTCTGTGGTTCTTCCACTGAGGCATATTGATTCCCTTCCTCCGGTGCATCACCTAAGTGGCGTTGGATAGAGCTATTCACGAATTCAGTGCTTCGTGTTTTTTGAGAGTACGGGGAACCAGGCAAACTCGCCCATGTTCTGTTAGACTTCGCCACGGCTTTGTTAAAATCGCCGGATAAAATCTCTTTAAGCGCACCATTTTGAGATAACAACGATACGGCTGCTAAGTCTTGTGATTCCGGTGAGAAATCCTTAAGTCCTAACTTCTTAGCCTCGTCTTTCCATGTGCGCTCAAGGAACTGATATGCGCCGGTGGCGGTGGAGCTATTATTCTTCCCGTCAGTTTGCTTGAAACCCCATTTGTGGAAGGTAGGCTTATCCAATGATTCAAGTTGGTTCTTGTGGCTACCGCCATATACACGGTACGGGTCAGCTCCTTTGGAAGTACCTTCTGCATCACGAATCATCGCCAAGAAGGCTTGTACCCGTGGGTCATCTAAGTGTTTTTCTAATTCAGCTCTTGTAGCCATATTCTATCTCCCTAGTGGATTTTCATTCTGATTTTTGGTTGTGTTTGGATCTGAAAGACCAGCTTCCTGTAAGATCTGCTCTCTTGTGTAACCCACAGGGAACTCCCATTTTTCGCCATTTGCGAAATACAATGTGCGCCCAATTAGCCCCACGTTCTCGTTAATGTTTTCGCCATTACCCTTGTTGATAAACTGTTGTAAGTTTTCACTGTCGCCGAGCTTAAAGCTATTTACCTTGTAGGATTCCTGCTTATTCGTTGCTTTAGACTGACCTTTAGATCCTGTAGCTCCAACGGAATAAGCCTCCATGTCAGTTTGCGCTTTTAGCATGGCTTCTTGCGCAGCCGTTAAGCCGGCTTTAGCATCATCGACTTGTGATTGCGCCTGCTGGATAATGCTTTGTTTATACGCGTCCAAACTTTCACGGTATTTCTGCGCATTCGCCGGTAACTTCGCTTCCGCAATAATTTCTTCCGGTGGACGTTTATCACCGGCTTGTTGGCGACTGGCAACGTACGCAGAAGTAAACGCTTTGTCCCAAGCTTCCGGTGTCATGCTTTGTGCTTGGACTAAGTCATTATTCGCGATGTCGAACCCTTGTTGCGCAGTAAACACCGAATTACGTGCTTCACCAAACGCTCGCGTAGCTTCTTGCAAGCCTTCCATGTTGTCATTTCGATTACGGTTAAAGCGGATAGTTTCTTCCGTATTTTGGTTAGCTAACCCTTGTGCTTGCGCTTTGTCAGACCATGCTTGGTTAGCTTGATCCACGTTATCTAGCTGATAACCGGAGGTATTCGCATCATAACCGGCTTTGTTTTCTGCTGCGGCTGTATTGGCAAAAACGATGTTAGCATTAGACTGCCCTAACTCGTCAGCTTTATTGTTAAGACGAGCATTTTGCGCAAATGTAATATTTGCATCGCGTACCGCGTTATCGATCTTGGCGGAATCACCGACAAAGCTCAACGCCTCTTTACGCGCACCTTGCGCCATCTCGTTCTGTAAACCGTAGTTCTTGGCAACACGCTCAACATCTAACTGATTCAACGCACTATTCGCAGCGTCCGCTTCTGTTGCGAAATTGAAATTGTCGATATAGTCCCGATAAGCGTCACGTCGCCCTTGGCGAAAGCCACTATTAACAACGTCTCCTCGATAACCGCCTCTTGTCGGTGAAACAATAAACATATAAAAGTCTCCTAATAAGTCCGTGAAGTCTTAGGCGTTGTATTCACCGCCACCTTCGTACTTGGTCTGTATATTGTACCGTAACTACCACCGCTTGGCGAATATTGTGGGCGTGTAGGTGCAGAGATTAATCCGCCGATAGTGTACGCAGCCGTTCCTAACAAACTCGACAACGCTGCACCTGGATCAGCTCCGAACGAAGCAAACGCTTTCGCTGAGGCATTAGCCCCTTCCAGTCCTTGCCCGGCCAAACCACGTCCTGCTTGAACCATCGCAAGTCGAGCTTGTAACCACTTATTCTCCATACGATCCGCACGAGAATTTTCATACTTAACCGCACTATTCATTCCGGCAGAAATCAATTTGGCTTCCGTGGAAATAAGTTCGTTCAAAGCGGAGCGTGTAGCACCTGTACAATATTGGCTCGCACACATTAAAACTTCTCTACGCTTACCTACCATTTGAAGACGAGCTGTCGCCATCATACGACCACCAGTGGCCTTGTACTGCGGTTTATACGGAGATGCGAAATAGCCATTAATCTGCCCGCCCAATGCGGTCTCATGCGGTTGGAACTGAGCCTTGTATTGGTCGTACATACTCTCAGCGATTTTTAGCTGACGATTCGCTAAGTCGAACGTTCGATCCGCAATCTCTTTCTGTTGCTCGTACTGCTTAGTCAACGCCCAAAGCTGAATCCCATTGAGCGCGAACATGATTGTGGATTTCCACCACGCCGTATCTTCGGTATAGACCTCCCAATAGAACTTCTGCCACTCCTTTTCTTCCTCCCGGCGAGCTTTTTCCGCAGCCTCAAACTCTTTGGCCCATGCTTCATGATTACTCTTAATTTGGTCTAAGTGATGATCTATCTGCTTGATCATCTCCTTACCTTGAGCGGAGGCGAGTTCTTTATAGTTATCTAATCTCATTTAGAAGCTCCGTGTAACGCTTTTTGAACCCTTAGTCGGTTGAATATCACCGGACTGTCTAATGCCACCTAGGAATGGGGCGTATGGTAGAGGGCCTTGTTGCGCCATCTTACCTAATGTGCCATCCGGTGAAACAGGGGAACTAATCATTTGACCTACAGTATTGGATAGCGTACCAAGTAATGTACTCAACGCAGCACCAGGGTCAGCTCCGAATGAGCTAAAGGTACCAAACGCAGACATAATACCCTGCTGACCTTGTTGTGACGCATTACGACCAACCTGAATCCACTTGATCCGTAACTCAAGCCACATATTATCCTTAGCCTCTTTGCGTGCTTCGGCATATCTATAGGCATGATTTTTTGCATTCCCTTCCGTCAGCGCACGCTCAATCGCAAGCCCACGACGGTCGAAGTCCGATATACGTTCGCAATTACTACTGCTACATCGTTCAGCGAGGGCTAATGTTTGATCAAACGCTCTACGAACATTCTCACCAAACATTCCCCCCGTACCAGCATAATCCGCGCAAGTCGTAGATCCTGCGAGCTGCGCACTCATAGCATCTTCTTGCGGTTTGTAAACGGCGTTGTAAAAATCAAATAGCTCCTCCGCAATCTTCTGTTGCCGGTCTGCGACTTCATAAGTGCGGTCGGCAAGTTCTTTTTGTTGGAGGAACTGCTTTGTCAAAGCCCAAAGTTGAATACCGTTGAGCGCAAAGAGAATCGTCTTTTTCCACCAAGCGTTATCCTCTTTGTAAACCTTTTGGTAATATTCTCTCCAAAGCTTCGATTCTTTTACACGTTGCTCCTCAGCGGATTTAAACAATGCGCTCCAAGCGGCGTGATTCTTCTCAGCCCACGAAAAGTAATAATCCCATCCGGCATTAAGCGAGCCGGGTATCTGCTCAGCGGTAAATTCAGCCATCTTATAACTCCATTCGAATAATCTTCGCTACTTCTTCTCCGGCTAAGGTGAATGGTTGACCTGTTAAGACGACCACGTCTATATAGGCAAAATTACGCGCGCGATAGATAACTTTCATATAATCCACCATGCGTTTGAATTCACCCTTGCCCCGGTATTCAGGGTCTATATAAGCGGTCATTAACTTAACCATTCGCTCACCCTTTCCTTCGTGGAATAAGAGCTGGTTCATCGCTAACCCAACGCGTTCGCCTTCATCGTTAAGTAGCTCAACAAAGTCTAAACTCGCGGAATGCCACATCATAACTAACATCTCATTCGGCAATGAGGTGGAATCAGAACCGTCCATTTCAGCGAAACTTTTATCGATGAACGGTCGCATTTTAATGACCTGTTCTAAAGTTTCTTCCGGTGTAGAGGGGAATTTTACTGTTTGGATCTTCATACTGTGCCTAACTCATGATAACTGGTAGAGACTTCTACCTGATAAACTTCTGCCGTGCCAGTGAGTTCGACTTGGAACTCTACATCACGGCGACCCGAAGGAAGTCTAAATTTCTCCGTCTTTAATGGACTGTACTCCTTGATCGGAATACCATCGCCGGTGAGTTTAAACTTCACATCTCCACCATTGTAACGACTTACTTTCGCTCCAGCAAAATTAACTTGCGTAGGTGAGACCTCAACTTTTCCTCGCCATACATACGGGCGTAATTTATCTCCAACATTCCAGCGATAAACACCGTCTTTATATACGAGATAGAGTTCTTCGTCCGCACTAAAGGCGTACAATGGGCGGTCTGAGAGTTGTACCAACTTACTATGTTGCCAGTCAGCTAAGCTGATATTGAATTGTAAGCAGTAAGCAGCCACATCACTAAAGAAATAAACACCATCTCGATGATACGCTACGCTCATACGATCAGGGTGTAACGCTCGCCAGTCGTCTTGTGCGAAGTAAGGCGAAGTGATGTTCTGTGCTGACTTGCCGTCCGTTAGGATCAACCCCTCCGCGGTTACAAAGACAACACCCTTCGGGGTCTTAGTATAACCGTGTCCTCCACAACAACTTAGCAACGGGTAGTTCTCTAAGGTCTTATGTACTTGTCGGCACCCTACCGTCTTACAGTCCGCAATAGGCTCTACCAAATACACCGCACCGCACGTCAGTACAATGACGTTATTCTCAAACTCAACGAGGGCTTTTATGTTGTCATGCACCGTTAATTCATCGGCATCTTCCCAGACGTGTGGGTAATGCGGTAGCGAAAAGCGGATGCGCTTGCCGTAGAACCCGGCCAACTGCGTTCCACCTACGGTGATAACGCCTTCCAACTCTTTCGGTGGCGGTAAGTAATCCTTCGTCTCAAGTACGCTACCTAACTCATAATCACGCTTGCTGTCTAAGTAAGTGGAATCGTTGACGGGTATTTCCGCGACGAGGAAGAACTCGCTCACATCGCTTTTCTCCCCGATCATGACGCTTTCAAGATTGATCGCTTCTGCGTCAAAGCCACTTACTAAGCGATAGATTCTTATTTTCTCCACGCCATATTCCGGTGGTGGCGTCTCAAAACCGGACAAGATAGCTGTTCCACCATCGTCGATATCCACGACCTCACTTGGAAGACTTGGTGCGCCTTCATCGCAACAACTATTCACATAGGTGTAAACATAAGTTCGAGCCGTACGGTCGTAATCAATCCCATCAATGAAATTAGATGCTCCGCAAGACGGTTTCTTTAAATCCGTCATAACCTCTACATTAGGCGCAGACATTGGTGTAGGAACGCCTAAACGGATCCACTTCGGTTCACATTCATCAGAACACGCAGTAGCCGGATAATCAAAAAGTCCGGTAACGACTTGTCGTTGGCAGCTCGTATTAAGGCGCGTGAAATCAACACATTTATCGAACTCTTTCCAACAACATCCATCGTAAAACACGGACTTCGTTGATTTTTTAATACTGTGGCATAACTTCGTTTCTCTAAACGGTTTTAACGTGCCATGCCACAAGTTTACATCCAAAGCTAACTCTGCGTATTCGCCACCAATCAAGTGCCGGTCATATCGTGGAACCATACCCTTGAAGTCGCGATACAACAGATTCATTATTTATCCTCCTAGGATTGCTTTTAACTTCGCCTTCAACTTTTCGCTGTTTGCGATTTTATCAAGTAAGGCTTCTACTTCTGCCGCGTCGTCATGCTCACAACACGCTTGCGGTGTATATTGCGGTAATGGAGCGGTACCAGCTTCGATAATACACCCGTTTTCATCTAACGTAATAGAGGTGTATGTACCGGCAGGAATTGGATTCTTACGGTTAAGTAGAGATAAGCATCTTCCGTCATACGCTAATTGCTTATTACCAATACACATCGTAAACGATTTACACGCTTTCGGCTTATCTACCGTGGTATTTTTACAAGGCTTACACTCAGCCATACAACCCTCCGGATTTCATTCGTATTTTACCCCGTTTAGTGCCAAGGATTCGATCTGCGCTAGCTTGATATAATCCTTGCTGATACTGTTTAGCGTGTAACATCGAGAGCTGTATATCAAACCATCGTGCCTGTTTAATCTGATATAACATCGCGAGTGCCTTATCTACAATCACCTCACGGTAACGCTCATAAATAAGGGCATCTACTTCGCAACAGTCTTGCTTAGGTGCTACGGCCACAACGACCCTCACCCGTTCCCCACTCTCGACTGGTGTAGGGCTAATCTTAAGATTATTTGGTGGCACAAACCATACGTTGCGACCGTAGCAATTCAGTTTGGTACAAGGTTCCTCTTTCAGAATCTCATACCCACAAACTTCCCTAATACTTACAACTCGCTCACAGTCTTCAATATCTAGCAAATATTCGTCCGCACAAGCAATAAGTTCAACTTCGGTCGTACGTTTAAGAATCTGCGATTTTACGCAAAAGTCGATTACGGCTTTACGCACATAATCTTCCGCCATCGGTTGCTCAATTCCGTCCAGCAACATAATTTCGTCAATAAAATACGACAGCGGTACGGTGGTGCTAATATCACGCATAGTATCTACCTCGCGCACCTAATTGATATTTAGCTATCTCTCTCGCTACTAATTGACGTAGTTCTTTCGGTACGCCTGTAAGATTGTAATTAGATTCTTTATCAACTTCGACTTTCGCCTCGATAAGTTTCAAGAATAAGTTAAGGTGCTGCGTAGCTAACGTATTGGACGACTGGCTTTCTTCATCTACCATTAAAGCTCTAAAAAGTACCCAGTGTACGCCTAACGTAACGTCAGCGCAGTTAGACTGCTCAACGTCAGCACCTAAATCGTTTAATTCAAATTTAACAGGCGGTGTTTCGCATACGAATTTTAAGTAAACATCTACGCCGTATGGAACCGCCGGTTTCACGAAGACAGATCCATCCTTATCGGTAGCGATATTATACTTCGTTAATTTAAAATCACGGCTATGTTGGAACGTAGAACATTGACGTGGGCGAAAGCCACCCCATTTAAGTTGCTTATCGCCCTTGTCTTGTTCGATTTCGTAGAGGACATGACCTTCTTCATCACACACGCCAACGACTGATAGAACACGCTCACACCCTTTAAACTCTTGGTTTATTCCAGGGGTCAATTTCGCTACACGCGTTTTCTTAAACTTACTCGGATTAAGCGTGTACATGACGCACATCGCCTCATTCCAATAGTCAAGCAACTGACGTTGGCTCCAACGCTGATATTGCTTAGCCGGAATACCGTCCGTGTAATCGTTTAAGTCGCGTGCTACGCCTTCAATCAAGTCGTTGATCGTAGTCATTATTGATCTAAGTCCTCTAATCCATCAGTTGTGGTTTCTTGCGATGCTTTTTTAACTTTCTTCGGCGGAGATTTACGTTTAGTTTCGGCTTCTTCTACCGCCTTATCTTCACCATTCTCTTCCGCTAACACTTCTTTAGCCTGTCCTTTCGCTAAGGCATCAATCTGCGCTTGTAACTCAGCCACTTTCTTCGCGTGTTCAGTCTCTTTTTCTTCGAGTTGCTTGCGTGCAATTTCTAAGTTACGTGCATTAGCATTCGCCAATTCCTCGGCTTCACGCGCTTGGGTTTCTGCTTCTAATTTTTCTTTCTCCGCTTTAATACGCGCTGCTTCTTCCGCTTGAGCGTTTTGTTGAGCGATTTCCAAGCGACGATTCAATTCAATTTGTTTCTGATCATCGGCGAATCGTTCAGGTTCATCCGGATCATACGCCGCAACTAAGTCGCCACGTGCGGCTAACTCAGGCGTCCATAAATAAATATTACCAGCCGCGTCACGTAAGTAAGGTGCTTTCGCTGCACGCGGAGGAGCTACAACGTTTTCGGTTGGGTTTGCAGTGGAACTAAATTGTGCCATATTTTTCTCCAATATAATTAGATGAAAAGCGCGGGTATTTCACCGCGCTTTTTGTGCTTCAATTACAAGTGCATCGGTACTTCGTAGTCGAACACGTGCGCTGATACTTCTACGCGGCTTGTGACGTCAGCGATAGAAGTGAATTTATCAGTCGGTAGCCCTTCTACTTTCAAGACCAACTTAACGGCTTTACCGGTAGGAACGAAGTAACCGCCGTTAGCCGGTTTCACCGCCGTACGTTTCATCATGTGGGTATTCGCAGTGATACCGGTCATAGGATCTACGAGGTCAACATCACCTTCATGCGCTAAGGTTTTAGCGTCAATAATGTGTGCTTCTAAGGTAAATACTAAACCGTCACTGTTTGGTGGTAAGAAGTAACCACGTTCGTGTTGCATTGGGATAACCAACGCAGCCACGTCAACCACAGTATGATGTTCAGGGATCACGAACAAGTCTAAGTAATCGCCTACTTTCACGTTCGCTTTACGTAATGCTTCTGCCTGGCCAATACTATTCAGTGGGTTGAACGACGCACCGGCAGTAAAAAAGCCGTGCATATATTCACCAGCGATACGAAATGCCGGACGATTAATGGTTTCACCGTATACTTGGTGTGGAGCTAAGTAGTTACTTTCATAACGGTATGCACCACCACGAGCTAAATTAATGTTTGCCATGATTTTTACCTACCTTATTCAAAAGTCCAATACGCTACGGCGATTGCATCGTTGAAGATCGCTTTACCACCCCAAATAGCTGCCATTTGATATTGGAAGCCGAAGTAGTCTTTATCTTCGATAATGCGTCCTTCCGTAATGTCGCCATAAAAGGCATACGCGTCTTTACGGAACGCTAAGATGTAGTACACCTGTTTGTTCACTGCGGTGTCGTAACCACCTGGTGTACGCATAGATTCAATCGTACGGAAACCGGCTAATTGACCTGGGAATTCACCGGACAACAACATAGACGGCTCTTTACAGCAACCGATGTCCGCTGCCAAGCGATATTCAGATTGAATTAATACGTTGCCGAATTCCGGTGGAACAATCAAGAACATTTGATTGTTTTCCCAACGGCTACGGTGTACTAAGACTTGGCGTAAGTTCAACAATTCAGTCGGTAAATTCGCTGGTGTGATACGCACAGGTTTACCAACGGTACCTAAGTTGATCGAACGATGACGACCTGCATTTGCACCTTTGTTATTTGGGTGGGCTTCAAGCACCATACCGGTTAGTACGAAGGCGTGCCACATACCGGATAATTCTTTGTAGCATGAATCTAAGAACGCATCCTCGAACATACTCCAGTATTCACACATATTGCGACGTGTGTTGTTGTCAAACTTCAACGCTTTGTATGCTTGGTGGCATAAACGCATTTGGATGGAAGTTAAAGACACTTCATCAGGTTTGATTACTTGGTTGTCTTCGTAGTTCTTCCACGCACCGACATCCGGTTGCAATAAGAATTCTACGACTTGGTTACAGTCAAATGCTTGGGAAACGATGTTAGTATTGACGATCTCGCCAATAATATCTTTCTCCCAACCACGGGCAATAATTTGGCTATGATACCCTTTCGTAGCGAGGGGAGTATCCATGATACTACCATAACCGGACGCGGAACCTAAACCATTAAGATTCGACATCATTCTCTCCTATTTTATTTTTGAACGCTGCGACGCTTCGCGTCCAGTTTCGCTCGATACTCGCGGTATTGCTGCATCGTAATAAGTCGTCGTTGACGTTTACGTAGCATCTCTACCGCTTCCTCATTGGTGAACGTAAACCCTTCCTCCTTCTCGGCAGGAGTGGTTTTACCTACACCGTTTGTTGCACCTACATCTGCGATTGCATTTGCTACCGGTGCCTTACCGCTGATGAACGCTTTAACTTCATCCACGATAAAATCTGCATTGCCACTTTCCAGTGCGTCTTGGAGCGCATGACCGTAAGTGGACTTAAATGGATAACGGCTATCCGGTTCAGATAATTTTTTCTGAAATTCTTCAGAGTTAAAGATAACACCGAAATCCGGAATAGCTTTAAATATCTTATTCTGCGTTTCGTTCTTTAACGCAAGTTTGCGTTCTTCCGCAGTCGGTTCACGTGTACGTTGTTCTGTCTGAGACAATCGTTCTTCTAAGTTAAGTACGCGGTCATAGACCGGCTTAACAAACGTATCACGAATTTCAATTAACACATCATCATCTACGTTTTCACTGTTAAAGCCTTTACGCTCTAACAGCTCACGGACTGCATCCGCTTGCTGAGCCTGTGTCTGCGTTGACATCTGACTACGTAGATTACTTAATTCTTGCTCCAACTCAAGCTCTCGTGCGGAAGGAGCTGTATTTTTGTTACCGTTAGCGACCTGCGCTTCTAATTCGGCATTGCGCTTACGGTATAGCTCTAGAAGCTTATTAGGATCTTCCACACCACCGTTATCATTCGGAGCGGTTGTATTGTTTTCAGTGTTGGTACTATCTCCAACGATAACCGTATTAGGGGCTTTAATCTCACCTGCAACCGGTGGTTCTTGTGGGGGAGTTGTTTGATCTACACGTTTACTCGTAGAACCGTCAGCATTAAATACAATGCCGTTAGCCTCTAACTGAGCGCGCGCTTGGTCTGCGAATGGATGTTTAGCCATAAACTTGTGCCTTATTTATTGACTGTTTTAATCACCGCAATTAAATCATCGATGATCTGTTCTTGACCCTTCAACTGTAGGGCCATCGCTCTCGCAGGTTGCTCATTTGTAACAGCATAAGCCTGAGCTGAACGAACCTGCTCCTTACTTACAAACTCTTTTGCTAAAGTTAGTAAGTTTACAAACTCAGCACACGTTGAAGGGTCACTGAACACTTTATACAGTGTGCGAGCTTGTAAATCCGTTGGTACGAACGCACCAAATTTAATCTTAGCCACGAATCGGATTCTTCGGACTTAATTTCTTTTGATTCATACCACGTTGGTCTTTAAGCATTGCTTTGTTACCAACTAAATCCGCATCGGTTTTTACTTTACGGTTAGTACCGGTACGAGTATCTTTCATCATAATATCGGACGGAATACCCGCCATTTTTCCGCATTTCGCACATCTTGCCATTTTTTCTACTCTCCGTGGAATAAAGGTCTTGGAAGTAACTGAGCTTGCGCCACGGTTAGTTCTTCTACACGCATAATTGCTGAACCAATCATAGTTTCATCGCATAGCTCAAACATATAATAGCCTGGAACCGATAACACCGATAAATTGTTATTCGGCGTATGAGCCCATAGCTCGCCACATTGTACCACAGGTTCAGAGGATACGATCTGCGATTCGACTGAATCTAACACGCACCCTTCGCAATCCACGCACCCATCCCGATGTGGGATCTTACCACCTACAATATCAATCTTATGTAATACGGCGCAGTCGCCTTCGCGTGTTACATCACCGTATTTATCCGTTTCGGCGCAACGAAAATTAAAGGATGAAATTACCACGACATATCCCGGTGTAACCATAAACACTTTAGAGAACTTCGTTGTCTGCTTTTGATCTACAATTTCAATCGCCATGATTATCTCCTATCGTGGATCCATCGGGTCATTAGGGCCGTCCGGGGCTATCGGGTTAGGTTTACGTGGAGGAGTATTAGGGTCAAACGGTACCACTTCCTCTTTCATAATGATTTCAAAGTCATCACGAGAATCTCCTGTGAAAATATTAGAAGGGTTAGAAGCATTAGAAGAATTAAAAGTTGTTGAGACCAACGTATAACCTTGATTCTGCAATTCTAACAAGACTTCGTCATATCTTGTTCTTGGTACAGGCTTCCCTATAATTCCCATTACGCTAAATTCTTTTAGAATTTGTCTTGTGTCTTGTTTAATGAATTTGAAATTAGCCGCTGCGCTACCATCTTCCCACACCGGGTTAAAATCATATTCCCGCAAAGTAATGGTGTACACTTTTGGTGTTTCAGTATCCGCAAAATACATCGGAGGTATAAAATCACTCGAAACAAATTTATAGCCACCAATTTTTAGTTGGTTATCATAAATAGTTCTAGGAATTTCATATCCAACTTTTCCAGTAACTTCACCTAGGGTTGTAGTAACAGGGTCAGCGATACTACCTTCTTTTGGTAAGATTACGCGCTTAAAAATTACTTTCGACATCTTAGCCGTACGAAGTTTAACTAAGTAATACTTCGTATAGTCGATGTCTAAGAACGTTTCACCCTCAGCGAACGTTGTTGTAACAAGCTCTTTACCTTGCCCCAAGTATTCATTTAGCTTAGCATTAAACGCATCACGTGGAATCTTAGTTCCCACTTCACCGTCAAAACTGAGCTTGTCAACAGCCGCACCATCCACGAAGAACTCAATCTCTACTTTCGACCGCTTAGGTTGAGGTTTAGGTGTCTCAGGTTGCGGTTGAGGTTGAGGTCTAGGCGTCTCAGGCTCTTTAGGTTTCTCCTGAGGGGGAGGACTTGGAGGCGTAGGGTCTTTAGGTACATTACCATTGCCACCTTTAGGACACTCTACCCCGACGATACCACCCGTCGGAATCTCACTACCAATCACCGTACTTTCCGGTAAGCAGCAACATTCCACTTCTTCCGCTAGAGCCACGAACTGACCTAACAATGTTTTGTCTTCCAGCTCAAATACGTAATCACCAGGGATCGTTAAAAATAACATCCCTGCGCAACCATCAATCGCTACATCGCAACAACGAATACGAAGTGGTTCGCTCAACTGAACAATAGCTGACTTACCATCGTCCGCACCGCACGCACATCCACTACCAAACGGCATAACGCCACCGCCCAAATAGACACGGTGGACTAAAATCTTTTTACCGGCTGGCAAAGCGAATGTAGAAATCTTTAAAGCCTTACACTCCCCGACAGTTACCACGTGAGTTACAGTGTTGGTGGAAAGGCTATCAAATAGCACCGCACGGTTAGTTTCTTCCGCGTTAGAACTTCGACTTACAGCGTGAACTTTTTTGCCAGTAATAATACTACAGTTAGACATAGAATATCCTACAACGTTAATAGAAATAAAATCGTCGTGATTGTACTACCGACGAAGAATCCGCGCCACCACCAACAATATCCGCATTCGATCTTAAACAGATCAGCGAACGGTACAATTACCTTGTTCCACGCGAAGAGTTGGATTTTATTGGCAACCTTTCTTACGTTTTTCATAGCTTTTAACCCATTCGTACGTTTTCTTCGCCAGGTCAAGCGCCAACTCATACGCTTCGTCATCCGGCCCTTCCGGTTGGAAGATATAAGGTTGCTTCCAATAAAGGCGCTGCACACCCCCGAAAGTTCCGTCTTGCGCGAATGACATCTTTCCGCCGGCGCCGAAATCTACGGTGACACTAAGTACACCACCGCCGTCATTTACGACTTTACCTGCACCTTTAAGGATGTCATGGACGATGTCACCCACCTGCATATTACGGCCGTTTAAGCTCATTTGAAATCTCCAATATAGAGTTATTAGTTAAATTCTACACGATCTCTATGTTAGTAGCAACTTACTCGAAAATTACTACTAACATACTAGAAAACTACACCTGTGGCGTTTGCGGTGTCTGTGATGTTACTTCGGTTTGTGGCGTCACGCCTCCCTGCTGAGGTGGTGCTAACTGGCTTAAGTCGAGTGATTCTTCTCCCATGATAGATCTTAATACTTTCTCAGCGTTTTCATCTGCCAAGTCTAAGGCTTCAAGTACTCGGTCAATCGCTTTATCCAACGTACCCGGTTGCACTCGTCCTGTTTGGCCTAAGCCAATCACAATTTGCGCTGCCTCGATCATGTCGTTTTTCTTCAACTCACGTTCCATTAAGCCACTCGCACCACGCGCTATAACCTTCGCATCACCCTTGATCTCTTTTTTAGAGTTGAATTTAAGGTTAAGCATATATAGCGATTCAGCAAACGGCGAAATAACGTCTTCATCAAAGTTTGTAATACCGCTCTGAACACCCTTGAGCGCATTCCCATACAGCATAGACATCCCACGGAACGTACGGTTTGCTCCCGTCCCCACCGGTTGCCCGTGAATACTGGCTGGTATTTGCGTGACAATGTCTGCAAGCGACATAAACCACTGACACACGTTACTCAACGCTCCCGTATAGTTCGGGAAGTTATGGAACACGTACGCTGGTCGGCCACCGCCTACAGGATCAGGATCCGTAGGGTTTAACGTATATGGCTCTACTTCACCGACTTTACCGTCTTCAACCCACTGCGCAATTCGCGTGAAGTCAACCTCACCAATCGGGCCGGAGGAATATTCCATGTTCTTGATCATACCACGCAAACACGCATGGAACGCTCTCTCCGTATCACGGATCTTCTGCGCAATACCGAACCCCATTACCCCGTTACCCGTCGTCTCATAGCTCGTTACGAATACAGGACGCACGTTTGCATTAGGGTTAGGGTTAATAATCACCTTCAAAGTAAAATGGCCTAGCGTGTGGATGATACACTCATAGTACTCGTTATCCTCTACGCCCTTAACACCGTATTCTTTAAGGATTGACCCTTTCACCGCACCGTGATACTTAAGCACCTCTAACGGTGAATTACCGTCCCAGCTAATAATATTACCGCCTTCTTCCGGATTAGGACTTAACCAGTTCACACTTGTATTACGGTTAGCGAAGTGTTCAAGCGCAGCAATCACATTCTCTTGGATGTAAGACGGTAACGAGGCCATCTTCATGAGCTGTTGTTTAGAGTAGCGTTTACGGATGATGACATACGACCCATCTTGGGCGTTAGTACTGTCAGGAGACCAAAAGAAGTCGAATGGGCTTACACGGTTGACGGCATAGATGACTTCGTCTTTCGCCTTCAATGAATCGCCCTGCCACACCATGCGAGTTCTTATCTCAGGGGTTGGGCCTTCCAAGACGGCATACGGATAGATACAAAAGTCCTGCAAGAACTTAAGCACGGCTTTTTTAAAGCCTCCCTCTACACACTGATCCCACATCTCCGTTTCCATGAGCTTACTCGCCTCTTTTGCCTTGGCAATCATCAGCTCTCGTGTAGCAAACTTCTCTTTATCGATGAGTTCTTGTAACTCAGCTCGTGTAGAAGGCATATCTCCCTGTCCGCCAAACAACACATCTTTGACTTTGATCAGCACTTCTTCCACCATGCTCTCACTCAACTCCGGTACCGGCGTTGGCTCTACAGCAAAAGGAATCCCACCGCTACCGAAAATCAAGTCACGTAGCCACGCATTTAGCGCACTGATCTTCAACTGCGATAGGTTGACGCTAGGCATATTACCAAACGCTTTCTTAATATCGCACGGGATTTCTCCGAAGTATTGATTGTAGCATCTATGCAACACTTCATCGGCAGTAGCATCACCAAAACTTACTGTATTACGATGTCTCACCGCAGCATCAAAGTCCTGCTTTACTCTCTGTGCTAAGTGGTCTTGGATCTCAAGTGTAGCATCACTGCGACTATCATGAATGCGCTGAGCAAGCCCTAATTCTTCTTTAATCTTCATTCGATCCCCTAATACACGCGCTTAGACGGTGGTCGTTTTATTGCGCGGTGCTGTTGTTGATTGTCTGTGCCGTGTCTTATGCCATTACAAAGGTACTGTACAGCATCATGTAGGTGGCTGAACTCGTTTTTAACAGGTTCAGATGAGTACGTTTTCCCAATACCAGCTACTTTTAATGGTCGGTAGTGGTATCCGCCACGAAAGCCTCCGATGATTTTCTCACACCGCTTATCAATGAGCAAACCTTCACGTCGTTGCAAGAAGCTAATCACGCTATCAAGTCGTGGTTTGAACTTATTCGTCGGGGCATTAACCGCTTGTATGCCATATTTGCGAAGCACCTGTACCGGTGTCTCACCGTGGTTACTATCTCGTGGGTTGGCAGGGTCAGTAAACGCCACCACATCACACCCCGGATAATGCTGCGCGATAAATGGCATCAGCACATCGCGAACAAACGGAACAAACGGCAAGTCTAATGCGAGCAACTCATGCTTGATCAGCAACGTCCCCATCTCAATTTGCCCGAACGCCACCGCAGGATTAAGACCTGTGGTATCGATGCCCAAAATCACCGGTTGGCCGAATGTTGGTTTAAGTGAGTACGCACTAACCATATCTTCTTTCCAATAGCCTTGATACACCGGCACACCGTCGAAGTTGCTACCATATTTACCCATAATTTCCGTATCGATGTAGTGTTTAGGCTTACCAGCCAACATACGGCGATAATACTGATAGCCGAACGCCCGTCGCTCCTCCAACGTCCAAGGCACGTCATTCACCATTGGTTTCTGATTCAAATACTCAAGGTTCTCAGCCGCAGGGTTATCAATATACTCGATTGTCCCGTCCGGTTGCTCAACCTCAATGAACGGTGCCGGCTGGTGGAAGATCTTCGTTCCTTCAACTTTGTCTAAATCAAGTTTCGCAAGCCAGTGGTCTTCCGACGGTGGGTTGCTATCTAAGATAACGCCACTGTACGAACAACCACCTCGTCCTGTCGCAGGATCAAGTGTTGGGTAACGACCCACACGCTCCTTACAAGTATCATACACCTCGAAGGCTACTTCTCGTGCCTCGTTGATGAAGATCATCGTAAACTCCATCGACTTGAGTTTCTGTACGTCCTGCACATTCTCCAACGCGATGAAGACGAACTCCATATCAAACTTCGTACCGTCCGGCAATCCACCACTGAACCGCGCGGTCATCGGTGCCGTCTGTCTCACCGGTGCGAGCATAGGACTTACCCATTCGGCGAATGTCTTAACCGTTGTCATCCGAAGATTAGGATATGTCGCCCGCACAAGACCGAATCGTGTACGTCTCACCCCATCTACACCCGGTGCTTGTGAATACCCACGCAACAAAAGCTCTTGGATCATCATCACCGACTTCCCTGTCCCTACGCCGGCTATTACGCCACGCACGAAGGTATCATCGTTATGAAACTCCACCGCCGTCGGCGACGGGTTATACATCGGCATTACTATCTGCGTCATTGTGTGCTTGCTCTCTCACTCTCAATTAGTTTTCTTAACTCTTGGATCCGATGTTGTAACGACGCTATTTCGCACTCATACTTCGCAATCCGTTCTTCTTTCTCACTCTTTCGTTGGTCGTAGTAATACATCTCAGGAAGCGTCATCTTCAACCTCCTCAAAATCCCATGTCAACACCAAGCCGTTTAACGTCCCGATGATAGCGAAGATTACCCCTACCACATAAGCATTGAATGTCGTATTCCCATAGAAATGCACCAAAGCCCCGAAGAACAGCCCAAACGCCGTTCCTACGATTAGGCTGCTCACCAACGCTTCTTTATTATCATCACTTAACTTCATCTACATCCTCCGGATTTACATCAATCACTGTATTTGTCCCATTAAACGCCTCCGGTTTACGTAACCCATTCCCGAAGTTCACCACGAGCTGTACCCCTGTATTTACGGTGGCATTCTCCTGTTTAGTCTTAGCAGTCAAGGCCGGGTTAAGATTGGCCAGGTTGGCAGACAGCTCAATGGCTTTCAAGGCGTCTTTGTCTTCACCATGGTTTATCATGTGTTCTAGGCGTGTTAAACCCTGCTCCGCCACGCGTCGTGCTTGTAACTGGAACCCATTGGTACCTGCTAGTGCCGAAAGCGAACTCTCTACCTCACGATAGACTTCTCTAAAGAGCTTGTTCCCTCTTAGCGTCTCATACTGATACGGCGTTAACCCATACTCTGCGAGGATTGCATCTTCTTGCTCAGGATAGGCGAGCAACTCAATTATTAAGCTACCCCATTTGCCGACATTAAAATCCCCACGTAAAGCTGCCGAACCATGCGAAATGGGTTTACGATCAAAGTCTATTTCCGCGAGAATACTGGATAGATCGGGTAAATCCCCTGCGTTATGATCAACGGTCAGGTCTTGTGTCATACCATCTGTCAAATTCGGCATCTGTTACCCCCTCCAAGTTAATCGTATCCATCATAAAGCGAAACGCATCCGCCTTCGTCACACCACACCGCTTACAAAAGGCCATTAGCTTGTCGTGGTAGTCTTCTTCGAGTTTTAGTTGTACTGTCTGCATTGCACTACCTTATTAGTTATTAGTCTAAAGTTATGTTAGTGTATCATAACATCGTTGACAAGCGATAGCGTTCCGTGTAGCATAGCGACGTTTGTTGATTTTTTCATATAAACTTCCTTTATAAAATACATAAGACCTCTGGTTCCCCCTTATCGTCTCCCATCGATTAGGGGGATTTTTTATTTTACGACGGAAAAAATTTTCGGGAGGCGTCGTTTTACAAGGAGGGGTGGGGGTCGTCCAAAGGGTGGGGGTGCCGGCTACGGTATGGCGTTGAGCCTAAGAATCCTTGTACGTAGTAGGACGAGGGTACGTAGGTTATAGTAACACTTCGAAATTAAAAAGCTTTGTTTTCTCTGGATTTCGGAAAAATTGCGAGTGGTGTAGTGCGTTTAAATCTATGCCCTCCCCTCCCCAGTCAGTCCAAACCCTCCGGAGGTACTCCGCTCATAACGAGGCGTAGCCCACGAATGGAGCGACGTAGGAGCGACGCTAACTACATAGGCATAGCACACATAGACGAACGAGTCGAAGACGCTCGGTCGCTTAGGGTGGGTGGGTAGGGCAGCGATTTTTTGTGTGGCGAAATGTCTGAGTGTTACGTGGTGGCGAAATGTCTGAGTGTTACGTGGTGGCGTGGTCGCTCTGAGAAATTTTGGCGCTTTTATCTGTGATGTCGCCGTGAAATATCGAGGCTTGCTCGGTTACTCTGAGGAATTTGTACGCACTGAAAATAGTTGCGTTGGCACGGTTGCTTTGGGTTGCTTTGTCGCGGTGAGTGAGATAAGTAACACTGAAAGGCTGCCAGGCTGGAAACACTTAAAAGCTAAAATCCGAAAGGCTGCCAGGCTGGAAACACTTAAAAGCTAAAATCCGAAAGGCTGCCAGGCTGGAAACACTTAGAACATAAAATCTGAAAGCGTAAGAACTAAAAACACTGAGAGGCTAAAATCCGAAAGCGTAAGAACTAAAAACACTGAGAGGCTAAAATCCGAAAGCGTAAGAACTA